CGTAAATGGTTGTACGCAAACGTTTACGTAAATGGTTGTACGCAAACGTTTACGTAAATGGTTGTACGCAAACGTTTACGTAAATGGTTGTACGCAAACGTTTACGTAAATGCCCGGGCGAAAAAAAATAAAACAAAAATCATCTTATTTTATTTCTCTTTAGTCGCCCAGTGTATAATTTATGCAGCGCACGGAATCATTATGCAATTATGAACAAAATGTGAACATTTGAAAAAGGGGTTGACTTTTTGAATTTCTCATGATATAATAAATATAGAAAAAGGGACGGGGAGTGGTACCGAAAGGGAGCGCGAACATCCACCGACCCATTAAATACAACTTATACAATCATATTAATTTTTTTTCTAATTTTACATACTTTTTACAAGAAACCCGTTGACAGAACCGGTTGCGTATGTTATACTTGTATCAGAAAAAGGAAAGGAACTCAAAGAAATGACTAACACGGCGCTTTTCAATTCCATGATTGACAGATACAACCGCGCTTCCTATACCCATCAATACATTTTCGGTTTTACTTTTGAGGGAAATGTATACATGACCAAAACGGATGCAAGCGTTCTTCCGTTCGTTCTCACCCTTGACCATGCAAGCCGCGGCGCGGGCTATTCGATCCGCTTCTGCCCCACGAAAGACCAAAAAATCTTCATGCTGAACAATTCGAAGGTTCTCTGCTCGGTAAAGTACTTCGAAGAAGCTTGCTCGGAAAGTATTTACAATCGCGGCGAAGTTTTTGAAAAGCTCGTAACCGAAAGCTTCGGACAGGAATGGGAAAAAGATAACCTTCCCTTCACCGAGGGCGGTGACATCGAAGTAAACGGAATCGCCTATCAAATCAAATTCCAGCGCGCGACCTTCGCAAGCGAAAAAACACTCGCGCGCGTTGAGGCGTAAAGCCTCTTTTTTTTTATCGCCCGGGCACGACCTGTTTTACATAATCTTTACACAAAAACTCTTGACAAATAAAGAGCCTTGCAGTATAATAACTATGCAAGGTGAGCCAAGGGCCACCAAGCCAAGGGGCATAGGCCCTCTCTCCGCAAGACGCAAAGCACACCAAGTTCGAAAGTGTGAGACCCATGAGAGTCAGTAAGTCGTCTACCCTTGTAAAATATAAGTGGGGCAAAGATGCCGCGGATGGCACAGTTGGTTGTCAGTGAGCGCAAAACGAACCAACCGCCGCGGATGGACGGAGCAGAGCCATTAAAAGGATCTATAAAATAGATCTTTTTTTATGCCATAAAATAAAACTAAAATCATTTTGTTTTATTTATTCCTGTTTTACCCGGGCGCCGAGAAATAATATATTATTTTTTTCGCAGAAAAGTATTGACAAAACTCACCCTATCTGTTATACTATAATTGTTCCAAGGGGGTGAGGGAAACAGCCGAGGGCACTCACCCACCGAGGGAAAGAAGGTTGCCAAGGGGCGGTATGTTGAAGCGCAAGGCGCGCTCGTGAGAGCCGAAAAAATTTTTGAAAAACTTTCAAAAACCCCTTGACAACCAACGTAAAGCGTGCTATAATGATTACAGAAAGTGAGGAGCGAAAGCCCCACTAAATAAAAAGGGTCGCGACCGACGCGAAGCCGAAAGGCAAGAAAGGAAAAAACTATGACGAACAAGGAACTGTATCAGGCAATCACCGAAGGCGCGGTTGTTACCGCAGAGATGGCGCAGAAGGCGCAGGAACTGCTTGCGAAGCAGGCAGAGGAAGCCGTGAAGGCGGCGCAGAAGCGCGCAGAGAAGAAGAACGCAGAGGACGCGCCGCTTGTCGAAGCTGTATCCATTCTGCTGTCGCAGGCAGGCGCTCCGCTGACCGCTGCTGAAATCGTCAGCGCTGGCATCGGCATCGCTCACACTTCCAAGGCAACCGCTATCGCCAAGATGGTCGAGGGCGTTGTGGTGGGCGAAAAGCGCATCGGTTCGCGCATCGTCAAGACTTACAGTCTGTAAGTCACAGAGGGCGAAAGCCCTCTTTTTTTTCTAAAAAAATTTTTATATATAATATACAATCCGCGCCCGGGCGCGCCAATATTCACAAAATAGTTACATTTTAAAAATTGACTTTTTGGAAATTTTATGATATAATAATTATAGAAAATAAAGGAGAGAAAAAAATGAAAAAATATCGTGTGCGTGAATTTTCCATTATTTGGTGGGTAAAAAATTTCCTTTATGTGAGTGCTATTTTTAGTCTTTTCCTTTTGATGGTTTGGATTATGGCATGAAAATTTTTTCAAAAAAGTATTGACAAAACAATTCAAAGATGATATAATAAAGTCATCAAAGAAAGGGAAGAAAACTTCAATGGAAAAAATGATTTCTGAAAATCAACTGCGCGCACTTCACAAAATTCGCGGAGATTGGGGCGATGTAAAACCCTATACAAGAATCGAAAAAGATAAGAAAAAATATTCTCGAAAAGAAAAACATAAGAAAGGATGGGACGAATAAATGGAAAATTCGAACAAGAAAAAGTATCATGTTGAGGACGGTCATTGTCCATTCTGCGCGAGTGACAATATTGACTATTACGACAGTTACCCCGAAGACGATTACTTCTTTTATAATTGTGGTTGTAACGATTGTAACAGGAATTTTCGACTTTGTTATCGACTTACCTTTGACGGAGTTTGTTTTGATGATGATGAAGGGAACTTCTACGACTTTGATGCTGATGGGCATGAGATTTAACTCATGCCTTTGATGCCCGGCGCGGGATTATATATAATATATTTTTAGAAAAAGTATTGACATTTCAAAAAAGTTTTGATATAATTATTACAGAAAAAAAGGAAAGGAAAAATACTATGGCAGAAAAAATTGGTGAAGCAACTCGTGCACATTTGATGGAAATTGTTCGCAAAGCATTTGAAGTAGAAGGACTTGATGTTCTTCGTGTTGGCAGTGGTTCGTTCGGTATTCCCGCCGTTGAAGGTGAAGAAGAAACCGCCGTGAAAATCGTATTCCAGATTCCGAAAGGTGAACGTAACGGTACGGGATATGATGTATACGAAGACGCACAGGCGTATGCGTTTAAGTGTGCAGAAGCCGAAAAGAAGCGGCAGAAGAAAGCAGAAGAAAAAGCAAAGAAAATTGCAAAAGCGAAAAAGGAGAGCAACTAATGCTCTCCTTTTTTTCCTAAAATTATGAAAATTTTTTATCGTTAGATTTCTCTAACTTGCCCGGGCGCCCAATTTTACACAATCTTTACACAAAAAGTATTGACATTTTTTACCCCATCTGTTATACTATAATTGTTCCAAGGGACAAGAGATTGTCAAGGGCAATCAGTTGGCAAAAGTGGTTTTGAGATTCACCCACGAAGCCAAAAAAATCTCAAAAAAAATTCTGAAAACCTCTTGACAAACTCCCAAACCTATGGTAAAATGATTACAGAAATAAGGGGTTGCGACCTACCGCAAGAAAGGAAACAAAAACTATGAAGAACATGAACGAATTTCTCACCTCTATCGCAAACGGAACTCTGACCGATGACGCAATCGCTTTTGCAAAGTCCGAACTCGAAAAGCGTGCGACCGCAAATGCGAACGCCGCAAGCAAGCGCAACGACAAGTGGTACGCCGAAAACGGCGAACTTCTCGAAGCCGTTCGTTCATTTCTCACTTCCAAGGGGCATCCTGTGACGGCGTCCGAGATTGCCACCAACGTTAGTGGCGTCTACACTCCTTCCAAGGCAACGGCACTCTGCAAGCACATCGAGGGCATCGTTATCGGTGAAGGACAGGCAGACAAGCGCATCGTCAAAGTGTACTCTCTCTAATGAGAGTACACCATGGGTGCGACATAATTGTCGCACCTCGCGCCCGGACGCGATAAAATATATTATTTTTTTAGAAAAAACTATTGACTTTTCGATATAAGTATGTTATACTAATTACAGAAAAAGAAAGGAAATACAAAAATGCTTGTTAAAGACTTAATTGCATGTTTTTCTTGGTACACTCGTTACAGTATATATTATATTGACGATATTCACAATAAGGTTGGGCAGGGAATGGGCAATAACTCCAATACCAACGTAAACGATGAAAAAGTTGTCGGTATTCGGCACACACCAAAAGAAATTATTATTTATATCTAAGGAGAAAAAAATGAATAAAGCAGAGTATAACGACTTTATCAAATATTTACACGAAGAAAACGACCGCCGACTTGCCGAACAAGAACAAAAACGGCGAGAAAGAAAAACACAGCTTTATCACGAAGAACTTAAAAGAATCGAAAAAGAACTTGCATTTTTACAAAATCGACGCACAGAAGTAGAAAAGTGGTTGGAAAAATACGGAACAGAAAAATTTAATAATGAATCACTATAAGCGGTTTTCGCCCGGGCGCATTCCAGGAAATAATATATTATTTTTTTTTAAAAAAATATTGACAAATCTCTCAATCTATGTTATACTAAATACAGAAAAAAGAAAGGAAATAAAAAAACATGAAAAAAATTGATGCTTTTCAAATTTTTGAAGATGCCGATACAAAGCATCTTCAGACAATTTACCTTGATAAGCATGGATTTACCCATGAACAAATTAAAAAATGGACAGGTTATGCAATTTCAACAATTAAAAAATATATTCACGATTTTGCAGACCGTATCGAGGAAGCGTGTAATAAATTCTATCACATCACACAAAAAGTCAAAGCAGTTATGCGCGGCGGCAGACAACTCGTTTACCTCTACAAATTTTACTATGAAAATGGAGAGTTAATCTGTTCAAAAGTCGGTACAACAACAAGACTTCCTGAACAAAGATTAAAAGAAGAAATCAGATACTATCAAAAACATGGGATCGCCGTTGCTAATGTTGAAATCTGTTCCGTAATTGATTGCGGCGCGATCCCCGCAGAAGGAGCGGAAAGTTATACACGCGCCGCTTACATTCGGAAACACCCCGAAGCTTTCCATAAAAATGATAGGTTTTTCGGTGTTGATATTCCAACAAGAACATTTAATAAACTAGTTGCCGAATATTTAGGTAAGGACATTGTCCTTGCCTAATGACCGGGCGCACAAAATATATTATTTTTTCTGCGAAAAAGTACTTGACAAATCCATAATACTATGTTATGATATATACACAAAGAAAGAAAGGAAATCCTAAAATGACCAAAGCAATTTACTTCGATATGGACGGAACTCTCGCAGACCTTTATAATATCAATGGTTGGCTTGATGCCCTTCATGCTTCTGATCCTTCGCCGTATATTATCGCGCGTCCTCTCGTTCGTCTCTCTACACTCGCGCGCCTTCTGAACAAGTTACAAAAGGAAGGATACCATATCGGTGTCATTTCGTGGACAGCAAAAAATTCTACTGAGGACTATGAATGTGCCGTAACTGTTGCAAAAATCGGTTGGTTGAAAAAGCATTTGCCGTCTGTGGAATGGGATGAAATTTCTATTGTTCCCTATGGCACACCGAAGCAGGAAACCGTTGCATTTCCCGAAGGGATTTTATTTGATGATAATGCAGGAATCCGTGAAGCATGGACGGGTGAAGCATTTGACGCAAATGCAATTATTGACATTCTGCGCGCCCTGTGAGGTCGCAGTTTGCCCGGGCCGAAATAATATATTATCCTAAAACTATTGACAACGCGCGCATTATATGTTATACTTATATCATCAAATGAAGGAGTCAATGACTATGGCAAAGAGATGGGGCAAACCCGAAAAGGAAAATGACCATTGCGTCAACTGTCCGCATTGGCGTTGCGGAGATGGCAAACACTCGTACTCTCGCAGACCTTACTGCCACGCACAGGGCGGTGACTTCTGTTTAGAGGAAGCCTATGAAAAAGAAGAAAAGGAGAAAGAAGAAAATGATTTGTCTTTATGATGGTTTTCGATGCCCCTTTTATGAGGATGGTAACTGTAAAGTAACCGACCCAACCTTTGACTGTTCCGAATATTGGCGATACAACTTTGAAGAAGAAAGTGAGGAAGAAGAAAATGTCGATTAAGCGTGAAACCCCTTGCGATGACGGAGTTTGCCCCTTTGACGCAACGTATAATTGCGATTGCGAATATTGGTGCGGTGCAGAAGAACCGCAAGATAATCCCGAAGTTTGGGATGATGATGAAGACGAGTATGACTATGACGAGGACGAAGATGAAGAAGATTACGATCTTGAAATAGGGTTCGACCCATATATGGGGTGCTATACAGAAGACTGTTAAAGTCTTCTAACTGCCCGGGCGCGCAGAAAATATATTATTTTTTTTGAAAAAAAGTATTGACATTCTGTAAGGGGTGTGTTATACTATAATTGTTCCAAGGGCGAGACCCTGTGGGCGAGGCTAATGGTGTGTAAGTCCCAAGTGAGTAGGCGGAAGGGCCCAAGCCGAAAAAAAAGACCAAAGCCCTTGGAACCCCTCTCTTTCAAAAAAATTTTTTGAAAAAGTTGAAAAAAGGACTTGACAAACAAGAATCTATGTGCTATAATAAGTACGTAAGATAAAGAAAGGGTCGTGACCAACCACGAGAAAGGAAACTAAACTACTATGACGAACAAGGAATTTCTGACTGCTGTATCCGAGAACAACATCACCGCCGAAGTTATCGCACACGCGACCGAGGCACTCCGCAAGGCGAACGAATCCGCAAGCAATCGCGCCGCGAAGAAGTCCGCCGAAGATGCTCCCATGCTTGATGCTCTGCGCAACTTGCTGACGAGCGCGAACCATCCCATGACCGCCGCGGAAATCGGCGCGGCACTCGATGTGCATACGTCCAAGGCAACCGCGCTTTGCAAGCGTCTCGAAGGCGTCCGTGTTACGGATGTTCAGGTTGACCGCCGCGTGGTCAAGGGTTACAGTCTGTAACCCAAACGAAAAATGGGAAGTAATTCCCATTTTTTTTATATAAAATAGTTAGAGTTGTCTAACTTGCCCGGGCGATTTTCACAAAAATATATTATTTTTTAGTATTGACTTTTTATTCTCTATGTGTTATACTTATTACAGAAAAAGGAAAGGAAAGTAAAAAAAATGAAGATTAATCAGTTGCCGACTGCCATGTTTGGAGATGTAAATCTCGGTGAAGTGTTTTATAACTATGATTATGAAAAATTCTTCATGCGGATAGAATGCACAGAAGAAGGAAACGCGGTCTGCCTTTCTGATGGCTCATTTGCCCATTTCTTCCCTACTGATGAAGTGCGCGTGTATCCGAATGCCTCACTCAATCTTGAGTGAGGCCTCGGCCCGGGGGGGGGGCGCGTTTTACATAGATTTTACATAACTATCTCTTGACTTTTTGCAATATATCATGTATAATAAATTTGTAAGTTAAAGAAAGGAACAAAACAAATGGACAAGACCATGCGCGTGTTGATGCTTGACACCGAAACCACTAACTCTATTGATGACCCTATTGTATATGATTTGGGTTATGAAATTTTTGACCTTGACGGCAACCTTTACGACCGCAACAGTTTTGTAAATGCGGACGTGTTTTGTGATAAAGAACTGATGGCTTCCGCATTTTTCGCAGACAAGATTCCTGCCTATTGGAGCGATATTCAAAGAGGCAAGCGTGAACTGCGGACTTGGCGCGCAATCATCGAAACATTGTACAAGGCAATCGTTGACAATGATGTAAAAGTGATTTGTGCCCACAACGCGCGCTTTGACTATCATTCTATCCACCTTACACAAAGATATGAAACCTCGTCACGTTGGCGTTGGGTGTTCCCTTGGGGCGTTGAATGGTGGGATACTCTCACTATGGCAAGAGAAATTCTTGCAGATAATGATGAGTATAAAACCTTCTGCGTTGCAAATAACTTTGTGACCGCAAACGGTAAGCCACGATATACTGCCGAAGTCCTTTACAAGTTTATTACAAACGACTTGGATTTTACAGAATCGCATACAGGTTTGGAAGATGTTCAGATTGAGCGTAAAATTTTCGAGTATCTTTTGAGCCTCGCGCCCTCTATTGATGGTAGACTGTGGCGGGATTAAAACCGCCGCAGTTGCTTTGCCCGGGACTTTACGTAGATTTTACTTGACGAGAGACCAAGAGTATGGTATACTTATTACAGAAAAAGAAAGGAGATAAAAACTATGGCAAGTTCCAAGGTTGGCGAAAAGTCGCGTGATGAGGTTATTTCCCATATTGTGGAAAGTCTGAAGTCCTTTGGGTATGATGTATTGCAGGTCGGTTCTGCATCCTATGCCGTTCCCATTGTTGAGGACGGCGAGGAAAGTGCGGTGCGCATTGTGGTGCAGATTCCCAAGGGTGCGAGGGATGGCGAGGGTTATGACCCTTATGAAGAGGCGCAGGCGTACTCTTTCAAGCAGGAAGAGGCGCGCAAGAAGCGCGAAAAGAAGGCCGAAGAGAAGGCGCGCAAGATCGCCAAGGCCAAAAAGGAAAAGAGTGCATAAGCACTCTTTTTTTTGTATCTTTATGCGCGCCGGCCATTTTGCCCGGGCGAAAGTCAAGTTTTACCCATTATATTATACTACAAATTTTTTTGCTTGTCAAGAGGGTCAAATAAAACAAAAATCATCTTATTTCATTTATTACGCAGCGGGTGCGCATATGCAAATTTTGACCGGATGCAAATTTTATACCCGGGCAAATTTCCAAATTAATCAAATTTTAAGAAGCTGCAAAATAAGCTGCGAAGCTAGGAGCTGGAAAGCTGGAGCTGGGAAAATTTGCAAAAAGCTGCAAAATATGCTTCAAAAGCTGTCAAATTTTACGCGCAGGTCAAAAAAGCTGGAGCTGTCAAATTTTAAGATTCGCGCAAATAAGCTGCGTTCAAATTTTGAAATTTTTCTAAAATTTTAGTATAATATATATGTAAGGTGAAGGGAGAAAGAAACCGAAGAACCTAAAAAATTAATGGGTGGCGACCGACGCTGAAAGGGAAAATCACTATGACGAAGCGTGAATTTTTGAATGCAGTTATCAATGGAACCATGAACGACGAGACCAAGGAATTTGCGACGAAGGAACTCGCGCAGATCGACGCGCAGCTGGAGAAGAAGCGCACCACGCTCACTCCGAAGCAGGAAGCCAACCTTGAGCTGGCAGAGCAGGTGTTCGCGCACCTGAGCGATAAGGCTATCACGGCAAACGACGTGTACGCGCTCGGCATCGACGGTATCACCAGTATTCCGAAGGCCAGCTCTCTTCTGCGCATGCTGGTTGCGAATGGCCGCGCGGTGTCTGCTGATGTGAAAGTCGGCAATAAGCTGCAGAAGGGCTATACTCGCGCTGAATAAGCTGGAGTATAAGAAAAGAGCAACGTTTGTTGCTCTTTTTATTTTATGCGCGCCGAAAATTTGACACGAGTTAAAATTTGCAATAAATTTATGATTCGCGCATTATACGTTCAGCGTATACGTTCAGCGTATACGTTTTAATTATACGTTTTAATTATATGTTTTACGTATACATTTAATGTGTTATTTTATTGTACGTTTAACGTATTATATATTATATATTATATTATATATTTTATTTTAAAATTTGCTTTGGTGTTAAATTTGGCGCAGAGACCTATCCTACCCTAACAAGACCTAACTAAACTTTACAAGACTCATTCCATCTCACTCCATTCTCACGCACTACCCCGTCTCGCCACTTCCACTCCCGCATCGACTGTATACCCTAACGTATACGTTTAAACGTATACGTTATACTTATACGTTCTTCGTGGCAGCTGGGACTGGGGCGGCCTTTCGCCCGTTTTAATTATACGTTTAAACGTATACGTTCTTCGTGCACTTGGTGGGGTTGAACGTTTGGTGTAACGTTCTCATCTCCGGACATTCCCTAACCTTTTTCTGTTACTTTTTATTTCTATAACACCCCTTAATTTACATTTTAAATGTAATTTTTTCAATTCAAAACTATAATTTTTTCGTACACGAAATTTTCGGAATTTTTTATGTACGTTTTTCGGAAAATTTCACGCGCATTTTTCGGAAAATTTTAGAATTTTATATGCGTTTTCCGAAAATTTTTTGGAATTTTTTCCGAAAATTACACGCGCATATAATACGTTTTTGGAAAATTTTCCGAATATAGTATGAGGTTTTTGGAAAAATTTCTAGAAAATTCCCTATAACTTAAAACGTAAACTGCGCGCGGAGCATAAAAAAATCCCATAAACTGAATACTCTTTACGGGCGGATTTAATGACAAGAGAGGACAGTGCCCGCGTCTAATGCGCCTAGACCACAAGAGTATTCAATTTATGGGATTTTTTGGAAAATTTTTAAGCTGCATAACCATAGGGATAATATCCACTATAGTCAATTACCTTAATGCGCCCGTCGCTATCATAGCCAATATTACCACTATGAATATCGTTAATACCAAATTCAGAAAGAAAATCACAGAATTTAGTTACTTCATCTTCATAATAATAAAACGGGAACAGAACCGAAATATATTGATCGTCATCATCCAATAAGCTAGAAATTTCATCATTACTCATTGAACCAGAACAACGATTCCACATATCAGAAGTGACCAAAGCTTCATCAACTTCAATAAAATCCGTTTCAAAAACGGGCGTTCCAAAAAATTTTCCGATTTTTTTACACGGGACTAAGAACTGTGCAACTCCATATTTGCACGCTTCCGAATACATATCCGCCTCGCGCGCAGCATGGTTTACTTTAAAATCAGAAAAACCAATTTTAATAAGAGTAGACCAACCATCAACATAAAAGCAAGCCTTAGTAGCTCCATGAAAAACTCTAACAGAGATTTCAGAATTTTCAACAACTACATTAAAGTCATCAAATTCATCAAGCTCTTCACAGAAATCATAGAACTTTTCTTTCGACGGCGTGTGCATAAAAGCAGAAAACGCTTCGCTAGATCTCACCATCGCGCAGATAACTTTCATGTAATCTTCCATTATTCTTTTCCCTTTCTCATTCTTTCTATATATATTATATCAGAATTTTCAGAAAATTTCAAATTTTCAATACGTTAAACATAATTAGCTGTAACAAAAATTCCCAAAGCTACGCCCGCAGAAAAAAAACCAATACAAGCTAGAATCCAAGCTAAAGTCATATATATCTCTCCTTATACAAAATCATATGTTTTTAGAAAAATAGATTCTTTACATGGATAAAATTCTCCATCCACACCTTTGATAATATAGTCATTCAAACTTACACACATATCTCCTTCAAGTGTAGAAATCTCAAGAATTACAACGCTATCATCTAACGTAGGATAAATCGCAGTCAGCGCGCCGTGACAAAATTCCAAACACTCATGTAGATTTTCACCAGTCCATTGGCAAGCTTGGACAACTACTGGTTTTTTACGACAATTTACAATCATTTTTTATTTCTCCCTTTTAAATCTATTCGCAGTTCCCATATTTCATGCGTCAAACTACTTATTTTATCGCAAATCATAAACGCACTTCCGACAATGCACACACCAAGAATAGCAGTACTGATTCCAAGGCAAGTAAATAGGTCATTCATCGATATACCTTTTCTTTTGCACATAGCGAGATAAAATCTGGCTTACTTTTCTCATGAATCTCATCCCAAACGCTTTCGAGCGCAAGTTCATGCGTCATAATAGGTCTTCCGAGAATCTCCTCGATATATTCATAGAAGATTGAGAGCTTATCTCCGCAGAGCATTGCATAACCAGTATATGCTGAGACGATTGCTTTTTCTCTATCTGTCATTCCCGTTCTCCTTTCATGCTTTATCTTCCATGCTTTTTCTGCACACGTAATGTGTCTTTCCGTTCTTGCCATCATCAACAAGTGTAAATATCTGACCGTCTACAACAGGATGACACTCAGTAAATACATTAGTGTACAGTCTGTCTTGCATAACGATTGTAAACGCCATAATAATCGATTCATCAGGCAATTCAAATAACATTCTTTTCATTTTATTTTTCCTTCATCCTCGCGCCACAGTTCGGACAATAGTTCGGCGTGTTTGTGAAACTATTATGCACAATCGCGTCACACTTTGAACATTTTGCAGTTGAACTACCAGTAACCGAAATTCCTATAATTATCCACACGCCCTCTTTTGGCAACTGTGCTTCCAGTTCCGTAATCCGCTTTTCATCTGCTTCAAGCGCGTCGGCGGCTCTATCACACCACACATACCACGGTACGCCAACAACCGTTTTGCGTTTTTCAAAACAATAGCGTAGATTATAAATTAGTTCCTCATTAGTCATTCGTATTCACCTTTATTTCAATTCCAAGGTTCTACTTCGCGCAACATAAAATTCATAGTGCCATAATGCTTTTTTGTTAAATAATGAAAACTATAAACTATTAACGCTCCTAAAAGTGTTGTAACATAATGATGGGTACTTTGACCTTGGCAAGTAATTATTATATCAAATTTTTTCATTATTATGTATTCTACTCAAACCGCAAAAATTTTTAGTAATTTTAGGCATTGGAATCTCTTCATATCGATCATTCTCTTTATTATACTTAAACCACAGGGTATCTTTAGAAAAATCTTGTCCATAAAATCCTTCTACATATGGTTCAATAAAAGCATAATCATATACTGTTTCCCAAATATCGCAATTATTTTCTTCTACACACTTGCGCGCGTCCTCCAAGGAAGAAAACCAACCAATAAAATTACTATTTCCAAGATCTACCCAGTTAAAACCTTCAACTTTAGTACAAGTAGAAACAAAATAAATCGTGACAGGCTCAATAAAATCATTAAAATATTGACGCACTTGAGATTCAGTTACTTTTTCACCCATACGAATAAAGTTTAAAGCTGCGCTAATTGCTAATTCTTTTGATATATATTCATTCATTTTACGACATCCTCAACAGTTGGAATATTGACCTCAATACCAGCATATATATATTTATTAGTTTCGGCTTTATTGTAATCTACATAAAGAATTTCATCAGTCATGTCTTCAAGAAAAGTAAAGAAATATTGCGCGCGTCTCGCGTCTTCAAGTTCTTCTTCCCAGTCTTTTATTGAACTTTCACATTCAGCAATAGCTTCAAGTTTATCTGAAACAGAATTATTAAAATTTTTAATATATTCAACATGAGATTTTTCAATATTAATTTTTTCTTTTATACGATTCTTTTCTTCTTTAATAGCATTACAACAATTCTTAAGAATTTCTGTGCTAAAAGGTGCAATCTTCGCATATGGTGCATAATTAGCAGCTACTTTATAAATATAAGAAGAACGACTAAAACTAACAATTGGAATAAATTCATCTGCGCGCCGCATAAAAAAGTTAATATACGTACTCATATCTCATTCTTCCTCTCTTAAATCTCCGCGAATAGCATCTTCAAGATCTAACCACTCCAAAGTTTTCAAATAGTTTAAATCCCACACTGAAACCAAACTTCCATCTGCTTGGATAATTTCTTCGCAATAGGCTATACCAACTAAATAAGTTTCACTATTCCATTTTGTCGCATATGATACTTGAGTAGGTTTATAAAAATAAAGCCGCGCGCACTTATCTTTGCCAATATATTCTTCCATATTACCACCAAAGATCCCAACCATATTCCGTAAGCCATTCCATAGCTTTTCTGTAGCAATACTGTCGATCTTCATAAATAAGTTTTTCTTCTTCATGGAGCTTATTTAATTTTTCTATATCAGAGCACTCTACAGTTGCATAAGTTTGTTCTTTTTCATCTTTTTTAAATACAAGCTTCCCAGGAAACTTCATTTTATTATAATTAAAATCTTCAAGGCAGTCTAAAGATTGGAACAAATGTAAACTTACTCCGCGCACTTCTGCCTTCCATGCCGCGCTATCTTGATCTTCAGAATAATAACGACTAATATATCTACAAGGGTATCCTTCGGATTTTTCTGCAAATTCTTCAAGCGCGCAAGCCATAAGACCAACAAAATAACTATCAAGATCCATTAAATCAAGATCGCAATATCCTTGACGTACTCTTTGCGCGGCGTACTTAAAAGATCTAAAAAACCACTTTATATTCTTCCACCAATTAGAAGGATATGTCCAAGGACAATATGGAGAAAATAGTTTAAAACTATTAATTTTTTCGTATTCGGCGCGCAGCTTACTTTTTTTCTTCTCTTTCATTTTCATTCTCCAAAACTATTAAATAACCACAAAACTCGTTAGCTTCAATTTTATCTTTAAGAATTTCCTCCGTAGTAGTAAAAAAATCTTCTATAGTCATGTCATCTGGTTTTACCATACCAAAAGGAAATGGTAAAATATTTATTTCTTTTTTAAATATAAATCCCTTAACAAAAGTTCTTACCATACACCACTACCAATAATGTTCTCAGGGGTATAAATCCACTTACTAGAATACTCATTTTCCATGACTGGCTTACAAAGACTTTTTGCAATCCACTTATATTTAATTCCACAACCGTCACGCCGATTATTATAATGGACTTCTACAAGATAAGCTTTTTTACTTTCTTTAACTACTCTGCGTGCGATGTAACCTTCCATAGTAATATTCCTTTCCTATTCTTTCTATATATATTATATCATAAAAATTAAAAAAAGTCAACTTTTACGTTGACTTTTTATTTTTAAGTACTTTTTACTTTTCGTTTCTTGTGATTAAATTCGTTATAATACCAAGTATCAGCGCGCACGCTACTGTAGTAATTGCAATTTCACCCATGCCGGTACTAAAACTAATACTTAATCCGCCAACACCAGCAATAAGAATTACAGAAGCAGTAAATAGATTAGAATTCTTATTCAAATCAACTGGTTGCAACATCTTTAATCCACTAACCGCAATAAATCCATAAAGTGTCATACACACGCCACCCATTACGCAGGCTGGAATACTGTCAAGTACGACCATTAATGGCTTAATGAATGATACAATAATCGCAAGAAGCGCCGCCGCTGTAATTGTAATTACAGAAGCGTTTCCTGTAATTGCAACACAACCAATGGATTCACCATAAGTTGTATTTGGACAGCCGCCAAAGAAAGCACCAGCCATTGAACCAATACCATCACCAAGAAGAGTACGATGAAGACCTGGGTCCTTAGTCAAATCACGATTAATAATAGAAGATAAATTCTTATGATCCGCTAAATGCTCTGCAAATACTACAAATGCGACCGGCGCATACGCAAAGAAAATTGTGAGAATATAAGTTAAATCAATTTGACGTAAACCATCCCACGCATTAAGAAAACTAAATTGTGGAAGGGCAAATACACCATCAATTTCTTTAAACTTAGACATCTCAATTAGAGGCGCCGCGCCAGTAATACTTAGAATTAGCGCTAACGCATACCCTGCGCCAATGCCTATAATGAAGGGTACTAACTTCATTCCTTTAGTTCCGTAAACACTACTAATTATTACGGCAAAGAGTGTTACAAGCGCGCACACCAATCCAAGGTAACCCGCGCTCATCATATCACTTACAGCATTGCCTGCAAGTGAAAGTCCAATAATAGCCACAATCGGTCCAATGATTACTGGCGGCATCAGCTTGTTAATCCATTCTACTCCCGCAAACTTAACAATTAGTGCAAGAATTACATAAACTAATCCAGCAAAGACCGCGCCAATAATTAGTCCAAGGTATCCAACGCTTAGCGATACTGCACCACCAAATGCGGCAAACATTGAACCAAGAAAGGCAAAAGAGCTACCAAGAAAAACAGGACTTCTGAACTTAGTGAACAACTGGTATACTAATGTACCAACACCTGCGCCAAATAGCGCGGCGCTAGCGGTCATACCATTTCCTACAATAGCCGGTACAGCAATAGTTGCCGCAACAATAGCGAGCAACTGCTGAAAAGCAAACACAAGTGTCTGAGAAAAACGAGGTTTATCTTCAACATTATAAATAAGATTCATTTTATTCTCCTATGAGGTTTATTTAATGGGCTTGCAAATCACATTCATGCAGCTGATTAAGCATTTCCCAAAGTTCTTCGTTTTCAATACTCCTATGAACTTTTTCAAGATACCGTTCTCCTTTAAAAAAGTCCATATGATGATTAATTAACCAAATAATTTCTAGACCATTAAAAAGATCGCCAGTCAGAAGAAAATAATAATAAGCACTAACATTTTCATGACCATAATAATGAGCAATACCATCATCATCAATAGTCTGAGTAAAGATCTTTCCAATATCGTGGCACAGTGCCGCGCACATCACAATTTCAGAGTACTTTTTTTCAACAGCATAATTTCTTGCTTTGATTAAATGTTCATCAAGCGGCAGCGTATGATGGGGATTTTTCTGGTCAAAGTTTCGTAAAGTGCTTAACTTTTCTGCAATTTGACCATCAGAATAAGGTTCTCCATAAATAATAATATCATCCCAACCTTCAGACCAAAAAGGAACCTGAAACTGAGAAATCTGCCGATAAATTACATGGTCTGGCACTTTTCTTTCTCTGTACTCCTGCCTTTTAATGCACTCTTCCGGTGAAACAATAAAAATAGTACAGCGCTTGAAGCAGTCAAAACTAGAAATATTATGAAGAGTATGCTTACGATACTTTTCACCAACATTACAAGCATCATAAATTACGTGATACCCTTCAGAAAGATACTTACGAGTGCGCGCGAGCATCACGTCAAAAACTTTTGAAGGATCTCGTTGATCGCTTTCATCGCCCCAAAGCTCTCCACGAATGGCATCAGAAGAAACAATTTCACATTTCAAACCAGTAATATCTTCAAGTTCTGCTTTTCTCGCAAGAGCATAAGTAGACTTTCCAGAACCGGCTACGCCAACAAGCATTTCAAAGATGGGCGTTTTTTCATCAATCAGCAACATATTTTCTGGCTACCTTTCCATTACATTTATCGTCTATGATTTTTTTAGCATCCGCGCGCAACGAATTATCATCAATACTAATTTCTTTCCATTCCAACTTATGTACAACGAACCATTCGCGCGCGGCTTCAACGATAGATTCATCTTCTTCGCCCTTAATGAACCATCCGAAAGTGGTATTATACCAGATATGCCTACTCATGTACAGCTCTTCCAAGTAGGGCGTAGGGTCGCCTTCAAAGACCCAAACAAAACCTGAAGAACCCATAAGAACATATTCAAGAGAATGCCAATAAGAATCATATTCACGTGCAATAGCATTTTTATCAGCATCTGGATACATTCGACAATATTCATCGGTACTATACCAACGAACCTTACGAGTTTTTCCAGTTTTTGTCTCAACGGTAACATATTCTTTACCATTTTCTTTATAAGGATCGGTCAACTGTTTAAGACCTTGAAAGCTTTTTGCGACCATAAAACGTTCCTTTCTTAAATTTCTGACAAGTCGGTTTTCGTTAAAATTTCTTCTAGTTCATAAAATTCGTCAATTGAAATTATCTGCTTTTTTCCATAAAATTCAATTAACTTATTAATTGCTTCTCCAGCATTACCACCACTAGTAATCCCAGTATCGGTGATAATTTTTTTATTTTCAGAAAGTTCATCATAAAAAGTAACTTTATAATGATACATTACTTTTGATCTCCTTTATTTTCTATAATTATTATATCATAAATTTAGAAAAATTTCAAATTTATTTAGTTCTTTTAATGATACGAAGCGCGCGAGCCTTTTCAGCTTTCTTAACATCTTCATCATCCCAATCTTGCGCGCTCATATAATAAAAACATTTAGGACAAAGTCCAACAATTACATCCGCACGTTCTTTACCAATTTCTTCAAAATGCCCGCACTTCTTACAAAACCAATATTTTTTACTCATTTTCTTTACCCCAACTTATAATTAAACCATGAATATAACCATTGTCATATCTAATATAATGATCTTCTTCTACTTCAAAACCATTTTCTCGATATTTATCAATTAATTCTTTACGGCCCTTTTCAGCAGTTGTATATAAAGCAGGATATTCTACTGTTAAACTGTAATCACCATTTTTCGCACACTTATCGATATATTTATCTATTAACTTGCTATCTTTTTCTACGGCCAATTTAATCCATAACTTTTTACATTCATCAGTTAATTTTTTTACGTCGCGCGCAGTATACATTTACATCATTTTCTCCTATTATTTTATATAATAATTATATCATAAAATTTAAAAAAAGTCAAAAAATAAAGCCCCTAAGGGCTTTAATTCTTAAGTATCACTTTCACTTGAATCATCATCGCTTAAATCATCAATTAATTGCAATAAAATAGTTGGATTTAATACCTTTTTACCAGAAGAAACGTCGTTGATATATTGAACGAGAATGTCTCTTGGAGTTACTTCTTCTTCTGTAGTTTCATTATTAAGAGTGGTCTCATCTGCCATTTACTTTTCCTCCTATAACTTAGTCAAATAAAAGTAAAAATATTAGATATTAAATACAACTTATTCGTGCTTAACGCGACAAAAGATATGAAGTACTTACGTTCTTAAAGCTAAAGTTCGGGTCAGTAGTCTTATAATATACATATCCCTCACGCGGACAATTATGAGTTCCTTCGGTTACTTCTGTGCTATAGAAACCATCCGCGCTCTTCTTGAACTCGTCAAAATCGTCCGGCATACGATAAGAAGTATCTACGATGGGCACAATTTCCATACCATAACTATGCCAAATTAATTCTGCTTCACGCATATCATACTTGCCCTTAGAGCTATCAATCATATGAAAGCAGAAAAGATGATTTTCCTTAAGATGATGCGGGTTCTTCTGAATATTCGGACCGCAAATCTCGCCCTGCCAGCATACATAAGTAAGATGGCGGTTATCCTTTAAATAGCTCTTAAGCTTAGCTTCAATGTCATACTTCTTTGCCATTTCCCAGTACACATTTTCATCATAAAAGCATTGCTGCTTCTCGTCAAGCATACGCACATTGCGCGAGCACACATAAAATTCAAACGGCTTGAACGGATTATGAGTGCGCGCGAGAATATAGGTAGCAGAAGAACCGTCGCACTTTTGAGTTACAATATAGGGGGTCTTATCCTTAAGAACCCAAGGCATATTCTCGACTCTTTCTTCGTCAGTTCGTTTAACGAACGGGAACTTAGTCGGGAACGAAGTTTCAGACTTCTTCTTCTTGCGCCCAAAGAGTGCAAACATCAACTTACGTCCCCATTCACGCCGCATGAACCAGCGCGCCCACTTCTTCTTGAAAATATTCGGACGACGTTGCGCCATTGCCTTGTACTTATCAACCGGTGCAGAAGACTTGTTATCTTCATCTTCAATATGGGTTACGCCAAGCTTTTCAGTAAGGAAGCGAGATTCATTATCAGGCCAGTGTTGTGCATAATGGTCAGTTCCTTCCCAAATAAAGCAATGTCCATCCGCATCAATTTCATTAGTCCAACCGAAATCTTCAGCGTGCATAAGCAAACCCTGCGACACTACGCCGCACATCTTAATAGTCTTAATCTTATACTTGCGCTTTGCGAGGAAAGCAAAGCATTCACGATCGGACGGAACACGGCTATCAACCTCAAAGTAAATCGCCGGATCACCAACCTTAAACTGTTCCTTCTGAACGATTACATGCCATCCACCAACGCGCGCGAGTTCTACACGATCATAACCCTCAATAGGCATGATTTCATCAATAAGAACTACATACACAAGTTCACGCTGTCCATTCTTATTAAGCATAATTAATCTCCTTTCAACTTAACGGTATAAATCAAACCTTCTTGTTTAATTAATTCATATTTATTAAAAAAATCATTCATATTTACATTATCTTCTACAATAACTTTATATGTAATATCTGGTACTTTTGGAAGAAAAAAGTAAGAAATTCCCATTAAAAAACCTAATACACATATTCCAAAAATTATTATAGTGCTTTTCTTATTTACACCTTCAATTAAGCAAATAATGCCAACCCATGCAAAAATAAGAAAAATTCCCATACCAGCGCCAGCTATAATTTCACCCCAATCTGGCACAATCATAGCAGTTGTTTTATCAAGAATAATTACTCCATCCATCTTACACCTCAAAAACAAAACAATTTACTTTATGACTCACAACAGTGCAAGCATCAAGCGCGACAATACCTTCATCAATAAATGGTTCATGAATAGCATCTTCTTTAAATTCTGTCTTACAAGTCTTGTGTATATTCTTATGTCCCCAACTCACGTTCCAATGACCGCAAATTATTGTTTTTCCTTCGATGCATATGCCTTTTGACCAAAGTTCCATACCATTTGCCCAAGTAAAAGTTTTCTCCCAGTCATATTCATACTCATATTTATCCCAATCTTCAATAGGAATAATCGAATAGGAAGTATACACTTTTCCATAAACATCCCGATGATAAGCGATTTCACAAGGAATCCAAGCATGAGTAATAATATAATTTCCAATGGTGGCATAATATTTAGTATTACTATAATACTCCTGCCACTCTTTATTTTTCCGCATTTTTTCTATTACTTCCGCTCTATCAGCCTGCGTAATATCACAAGCAGTCTTCCAAGTGCCATTTTTTATATCTATTGTCCGAGGATAATCGCTACCATAGATCATTTGGTGCATAAGAATTTCGTGGTTTCCACAAATAAGAATCTTTTTCTCATTAGGAATAGAGTTAAGAAATTCAAGCACTTCGCGCGATTGTGAGCCACGATCGAACATATCACCACAACTCACAAAGATATGGTCAGGATTATTTTTATCGTACCCTGCTTCATTAAGTGCATAAATCATTTCATCATAGAAGCTATGTACATCTGCTACGCAAAAATATTTAGTCATTGTTTAACTCCATTTTCACAGCAATTTTCATGATTTCATATTGCACACTTTCAAGTAAAGCGCGCCCTTCCATATTTTCGTCATCAGTTCTTATTGCACAAAAGTCATCGGCGAGTTTGATTACATGCTCCATTGAAGCATCAGCAACTCTTCGCGCTTCTTCGAGTCCCATAACACCAATTTTAATATCTAATAGATATCCAGGATCTCGTGGCTTTAAACAATCTTTATAAGGTTCGCCATTAATATAGCGCTCCAAATACTCTTCTACTCTAAGTAAATGATGAAGCTGCTTCGGATCGTATCCAAACTTAGCAAGTACTTCTACTTTACTTGGATACTCATGCTCCATCGCATGATACTTTTCCATCGCTACACCTTTCATAGACTTAACCGCGCGCCATTCATTCATACGAGCAATTTGCTCGCGCGCTTCAACTAAACGCGACCACTGCGCTTTATAAAGAGGATTTACGATACAATAATCAGTAAATAAGATTTCGAGAAAGTTCAGATTCTGCTTTCTAAAAGTCTCCATGTACAACCGAACATCTTTCCAGTCAATATGCTCGTTATTTGCGCGCACGTGAGTAGTGCTTACTGGCTTACGATTAAGCGCGATGTCTCTGAAAGAAGGAACAACAATAAGTTTAGTATCTACATCAGAATTTTCATTGTCAAGACCATAGTTCTGTGAACCCTAAAGAAACAAACCAACAATTTGATTGCTTTCAAAATATTGGCGCGCTTCAGCAAAATGTTCCAGCATACTCTTGACTGTTTTCTCTTTTAACATATATATCACTCCTACTTTCATTCTCTATAAATATTATATCATAATTTTTAAAATTTTGCAAATTAAAAAGAGTAGAGATTTTAACTCTACTCTTCGTCAGTCTTATTTCTATCAACTTTTGAAACAGGAACTAATTTTTTACAAGCTGGACAAATAATTAATCCAGTAACAACATTATTTTCAAATTCAAATAACTTTACTAATTCTGTATCAAATTTGATATTAGTATTGCAATGTTCACATCGGACTACTTTAATCACTTGCTTTACCGTAAAGAATAATATCGTTTAAACTTACCCAATCAAATTCTACAATAGCTAGATCAGCACTCATTTCATTGCGCGCGGCGCTCTTTAAGATTTTATCAATAGGAATTATATTTCCATCTTCGCCGTTAATTAGAAAATCGTGATAAGCAATCGCGCCATAATATGCACCATTTTTGAAGTATTTTACCTAAGTCGGGCCATCATAGTATAGGTCATTTTTTGACATTTATTATTTTATCTCCTTTTATTTTTCTATTATTATTATAACATAAATGGAATTAGATTTCAAATTTTTAATATCCATATTTAAAATTATAAGAACTAGTCATTCTTACATTTACCGAAATTTCTTTTGCATTACTATTTTTATAATCAACGATATTTCCAGAGAAAGGTTGATCTTTATTTTCACTTAAAAATAAGGTACTAATATTTAAACTATTCATACTATATTCATTTTTTGCTTTGTATTCTTCTAACTCTTTAATTATATTTTCTAACATGGAACTTACAAAAAAAGGTTCCCCAGCAACTAAATATAAATTATTACCGCCACCGATTAATTTTGCAGTAGCTTCTTCAAGATTCGCTAAGCCACCTTCGAAACTTGCATCAATTCCCATATACAATAAATAAGGAGCAAAAGAAGCTAAGAAAATATTGATTTGGTCTAATAATTTAAGGTGGGTTTTCCTTAAAGTTAAATAATTTCCAAAACTTGCGTTTTTTAATGAAGTTATCTTCTGTTTTTCTTCATCTTTTTTTGAATGAGTTTTATAAGGGTTTGGATTTAAAGAACTCTATTTATAGATAGTCTTTCCATCTTTGTCGGTATAATAAATATAAGGCACATTAAAATCTTTACTAACCATTAAAGAAGAATAAGCATCAATAAAATCTTTAAAATTAATACCTGTTACCTAAGTTAATCTATTAAAAATTGTTTCAATAGCTACATTATCTATAAAAGAAATTTTATGAGAAAATTCGTTTTCAAAATCTTTGGTAGTATTTTTTACCTAGATACCAAAGTTAACTTCTTTACTAAAATTAACTATAAAGTCAGAAGAAATTTGTCCACCATTATACGTATCTTTTGCTGTCCAACGAATACACTGTTCTATTGATGTAGTAGGTATTAATGCATTTAGCGCGGCTGCGGCGGTATATTCTCCCAAAACGCCTATAATGTCATTACTATTTTTGCCTACAAAGAAAGCATCTGGATTTTGCATAAGCATGTCTTCTAATATTTTATAAGAAGTATATCCGTATTTCTCACCAAAATAATTTGGTATTTCTTCTTTTAAAATTTTTCTTAACCTTTCACGATCTTCATCAGAAATTTCTGATTTCTTTTTTCCTTGAGTTGCAGAAAAATAATTTAATTTAATTGTACTTTTTGCTTTAGTTTCAGAACCATTTGTAGTAACAGCTATTTTTGCTTCTTTAAATTTTTCTTGTAAGGCTTTTTTTCTATTTTTACTAAAATTATCTAATAATATTACTATAGAATCACCCTCTACCTTAAAAAGCTCTTTTTTAACCTATTGAGTGATTTTTATATCACTATTTTTTATTGTACTCTATAATAATTCTAATGCTTTATTAGTTAAAAGTGGTTCAGTAAGGGGCTTTTCTAATCCATCTACTACTTCAGCAATAAAATCATTTTCAATATAATCCATAAATTCGCTTTCGCCAGCTTCATAATTATTTTTATATTTATATACAACTTCATTATAAAATTTTGGACCAATAAAACTAGCCAAGCCAGAATCAACAAAAAATTTTTTAAATTTGGCTTTTAATTCAATTTCGTTATTTACTTCAAAACAACGTAATATATCTTTTTCAGTCTATTTAGCTCTATTACAATAATGTTTAAGTAGACTTAAAGTTTTATCTAAATTTTCTTCTTTTTTATAAGAAATCCCAGTTAAATTTAAATAAGCAGCTTTTCCTTCTTTTAAAACTTTACTATATCCACCGATAGAGGCTAATTCATCTAAACTAACTGCCATAATATCACCTCAAAAAAAATAAGGGCAGCCTATATAGACCACCCCTTGGTATATAATAAACAAGCAAGAGGTAATAACCAGTGCTTGGAATTTAATTTTTACTAATTATAAGTGACTTAGAATTGCGCGCGCTTCAAAAAAAATGGTACAAAAAAAAGAAACCATATAAGGTTTCTTCATCACGAGATCCATTGTTTAAGTTTTCAGAATTCAAGTCAGAAATTTTAAATATAAAAATATTTGCTGTCGGGATCTCATTTCAAAAATTTTAATTTATGCAATCACGTTCAATGCGCGCTGCCCATATAGGGTCTTCTTTTTTTAATTCTTCAAAAAGAAGCAGTTTATCCTTATAATTTATATATGTAAATTCCCAATCAAAATAAACACCATAAGAAGAATTGCCCGCTAAAAAATGTCCATTAATTGGATCATAAAAAATTTGCAATGATTTGAATTGTGTACTTAAAATAAAGGCAAACCAATAGCAATTTCCTTGTGTCCAGTTACAATCTTTGGGAAAACGTCGCGTAATAAAATCTTCTACTTTATCTATAAATTCTTTCATATTAATGGCTGAGGCGGTAGGACTCGAACCTACACGCGCGGATTCAAAGTCCGCAATCCTAACCGTTAGATGACGCCTCAATATGGCAGTGGATAATGGATTCGAACCACCACAAAGAGAGTCAGAGTCTCCTATACTACCATTATATTAATCCACTTTATTTAACTTGCGGATTTGCCGCGCAAGTTTTCGTAGGACGCCAGTGGACTTAACATTACGTCCATTGGCTGCAAGACGATTATAACGAGATTGGATTGCTTGTCGTTGAATTTCAATAGTCATAAATAATACTCCTCCACTGGTGTCCCCGATGCGGCTTGAACGCATGACCACAGCATTAAAAGTGCCGTGCTCTACCTACTGAGCTACGGAGACACGTAATAATAAATGGTACGGTTGACAGGAGTTGCACCTGCACGTCTTTCGACACGAGATCCTAAATCTCGCGCGGCTGCTAATTTCGCCACAACCGCAAGTAAGGGTCGGTGGGTCGGCTATCCCACATCGCACATATAGTCAATAGACGCCATTTCTATCCTCGACCCTTATACTGGCACTGCCTGCAGGATTCGAACCTGCGGGGCTTCCGCCCTATAGTTTTCAGGACTATTGGCATCAACCACTCGCCCAAAGCAGCATAACAAGACACTTTAGTACGACAAATTGCTAGTCAATTATTACATATTTGCTGTGTGTGTCTTAAAATTAAAGTACAAAAAGAAAGGAAACACACGGTTTAGGGTTAAAGTCGCGCCGAACTCCGCAAAACTTCGACTTTGGTAGGGAAAGTGGGACTCGAACCCACGACCGCTGCTTTATAAGAACAGAACTCTAACCTACTGAGTTATTTCCCAACGAAAATGGGAGGTTTTAACCGATGACCTCCTAACGGCGCATGCTTCGTTAGACCGCCTAACGCGACGTCTAGTTTTAAGTTTCACTAGATTTTACCACTCTTTACCATCAAGTGATAGGAAGATTTTCTTTTCCAATCTCAAAGTCAAATGAGTTGATACGTTCAAACTTCATTGAAAACGGCGGCTCCGTTTATTACGCGCTGCCCACCGCGCGCACTTTTATTTTTCTTAATGGCCGAGAAAAAAAGTATAAAAACTCATTTTAAAGCCTTCGATATTCTTTCACGGGAACCGCCTGCTATTATTATACCCCGTATATTCCTTAGAGAAGCTACCTCTAAACGGCTGAGTTCTTTTATAGGACCTATTGAAAAAGACGCTATCTTTTCTCACCAACCAGTTTCTACTGGTGAATATCGTTCCACTCTGACTTGACGTAAATTGTACACTTTACGTAGATGGCGCGCCATCATTTGGGAGTTGTGACCCCGCATTAGCAAATTACCTATCTGCCTAATGCCTGCATTAGAACTGGATTCCGAGAGAGAAAGAAATAGAAAGGAATAAATGTTTTCTTTCTCTCTCACTCTCTATATATATTATATCAAAGATTTAAGAAAAAATCAAAATCTATGATTAAGAGATTTCCAATTTCGGGATTTTAGTCGGCATCCCGTTAAGCCGTTAGAAAGCATGAAGATAACTTGTTGAAAAGAAAGGAGGTGACTGTGTCTTATCTTCTTTTCACTTTCTATATATATTATATCAGAATTTTAAGTAAAAATCAAAATATAATAATTAGAAAATTTCAAATTCATCTAGCAAAGCTTCAAGCAAATCAGGTTCATTAGAAGAACAATGATAAGCACCATAATCTTTGCAAAAATCTGCAAGTACTTTATGGTAGTTCTTCTTAGCTTCCATAAGCTTTTTCGCAGCTTCGTTCACTTGCTTCGCGCGCTCTGCACGTTCAGAATCCTTTTTCTTACGCGCGGCCTCTCGCTCTGCTTCAGCTTTCTTACGTGCTGCCTGAAGTTCCAAATACTTCTTTTCAGAAGCAATAGCTTCTTCTTCGGTATCAAATACCTCGTTTGTGTATTCATTCCAATACTTAGTTTTCATAGAGTTCCTATCCTCCATTTTTTTTATTTAAGACGTCCTATCGTCTTTTTCTATTATAAATAATTTTATATTGCGCGCGCCCTCAAATTCTTTAAATTGAGCAAGATTAGAATACCTATGAAATGGATTAAACATTTCAATCCAAACTTTTCCAGTCTTATCTTTAACTAAATGGCCTGCTTGAAAATATGTATCAAAATTTTTATAATAATATACAATAAATTTATGACTGGTATTTGCTAATTGCTTTATAGAACGAAAAGTCCCATAATATTTAGATTTGATACCATAATTTTTAAGCGCGCCGCGCAGACAAAATGGATTTAAATCACCCATTCCACCAAAAATAAATCGATGAGTAGTTTGTAGATATGAAATAATCGCATCTAAATCTACATTCTCCTTACCCATCATTTTTAATACATTATAAATAGCGATAGCACCACTACCATCACATTGTATTGAACCAAATTTACCACAAGAACCTTTAAGATCATTTAAAGAAACTTGATTATTTATCATAATAACACCTTTCCGCAAAGAGAAATTATCAATCGTTGCTACTTCTGAATACTTCGACACTTTAAGTTGGTCTATCAGCCACTCCTAAACGCCTTTAATCGGCCCTTCCACACCTCGCGCAGATACGATAAAATCTCTCTACGAATAAATGTAAGATTACTCTTCTCTTTAGGACTGCTTTAGGTTCTGCGCTTCATAGCATACGCAGTGTGCAAGTAATCTTATTCATTAATAATTTACCACCATAATTAATATAATCTTAGCTATGATTACCGAACTTTCGCGCCGGCACGCTTTGGCTTATTATCTTATACCAAAGAACTACCAACTTACCAATGGGGTAATACTGGTAACGGATTACTGCCCGTACAGGTAATTCATACATTGTGTAAACCCTGCACCGCGCCCGTCCTTGAGTCGAACTTAGACGGAAGAAGAATCGAACTTCCTTTTTACTTACACAATCGACCGTCGATATGGAATGTATGAAACTGGTGCCGGAAGAGGGAATCGGACCCCCAACCTGACGCTTACTGGACCCAAATGTTGGAATCAAACCAACTCTTCCGAGGCTGTGAACGAACCATCGGTCCCAGTGTGCGATCATTACACTAATTTGAGAAGGCGCCTGCTCTACCGTTGAGCCATTCCGGCAAATTTCAAGACGCATTGTGGGAATTGAACCCAAAGAATAATTTTTACAGAATTATTATGTATCCATCTTCAAATAAAATTGCTGTATGCGTCTTAAATTAAATCATTTATACATTACTTTGCCATATTGGCTGGTAGCCCCTACGGGAGTTGAACCCATATTGCAAGAATGAAAATCTTGCGTCCTTGCCATTAGACGAAGGGACCATATGGCGACTTCGGGTGGATTCGAACCACCGGAGGGTTTGCACCCTCAACGCCTTAGCAGGACGCCGCAATCAACCACTCTGCCACAAAGTCAAAGAAAGGAGGCCACGGCTTTCACGTGCGGACAAACCCATGAATAAACCGGCTTGGATTTCACTACTACATTAATGAGAAAACTTTTTCAAACGCTTTTTCTTGCGTTCTGTTGCTTCGTCAATCGTTTCACGATGAATGGATTGAACCGTTTTAAGCCAACCCGCTTCAACGATTTCTTTTAATGAAATAGGCAAATAATCAATTGCTTCAGCGCACATATTGAAGTGCTTTTCATCATACTGACAAGGCAACGCATGGCAATGACCATGAATATTGAGTGCGTAAGGAAAATCAATCGGTTCGTGCGAAAGAATTAGTTTATCACTAATCATCAGCGCGCCCTCATAGATTTCATCAACGTACCCTTCATACGTCGTGGCGCCCGCATCATGATTACCGAGAATGAGAACTTTATAACCACGAAGCTTTTTAAGCCATTCCTTATCACCAACATCGCCAAGAATTACAAGCGTATCGTTTTTACCGATCAAACTGCGGATGCGCGCAACTTGCTCTTCATCACTAACATAATTCTTGCGAATTTGCTTCATTTCTTCATCACCGAAATGCGGATCACTGTAGAAAAAAATTCCGCCACCATGATACCAATGTTTAAAGCAATCGTACAGATGTTTATACATTGAATTTCGTTCCTTTCTCATTCTGTATATATATTATACCACAAATTTTGAGAAAAGTCAAAATTAAGATTTGAGTTTCGGTCAAATCTTAAAACACCGACAGCAATGAAACTGCATTGTCCGAAACTGGACCGCCATACGAGTGCCGCCCTCGTGCCGCCAGCTTGGAAGGCTGGAGTACTACTGTTATACGAATAGCGGAGGCGGGTCTCCCCGAGCGGGGCTGTGCTTAACCCCAATCTTTCGACTTCGCACACTCGGAACCCTGGTCGGGGCGACTACACTCGAAGTAGCAAAATCTCCTGTCCCCAAAACAGGCGGGTTGCCTCTTACCCTACACCCCGATAATTACAAGATACGTTTTTTTTCTATTCGCGCTCTACCAACTGAGCTATCTCCCCATGACGGGGAGAGTCGGACTCGAACCAACGACAACGGATTCCCTAAATCAAAGAAATACATTTGCTGTACGTATCTTATGGCGGTTCCACAGAGAATTGAACTCTGGTCTTCGGATCGACAGTCCGACATAATTTCCACTATACGATAGAACCATACTTGAGATTTTGATAACCCAGACCTCGTGTCAGATCTTACTGGGGAGCCAGGGTAACTTTGCTACCGTGCGCACGGTATTACCGCATTGCTGCTCATTATGCCTACGCTGTATGACGAGTGTGGTAACATTTATTCCACGATTCTTAGTGTTAGGATAGCTAATCCATCTAAGCGAGGGCGCAATAGAAATTCCCTCCCATCTCGTTTTTCAGCACATAATAGACTATTACGAACTTGCGGTCTATTAGCGCAGTTGCGCGTCCTATGTCGATACCAACCACAACTTGTCTTATGTGGAATACCTTTATGGCTGTCCAAGTCTCTCGCGCATAACTAATAGAGAGCGATATTAAATCTTTCCCATGTCGAAGGATTGCTTCACGCCGGCCTTTAAGTATTTATATCCCGCTGTCCGGAACGGCGGTTCTTGGCGGAGACCCTCGACTTCAGGCTCGCTTTAACTTCAGGATACCCAGTTAAACTGGCACTACTGGAACCAAGAAAAATGCACTTTACTTCGCTTCTTTTGGTATAGCGTTTTCCGCTCATTCATGCCACATATCCAGGACTTACAAGTTTGGAAAGAGGATAACCATCTCTGATTATCGTTTCTTAAATGCCTTGGCCAGTGGTAGTTTAAGTGCTAAATCCGTGTTAACGCTGTAGTTAATATTTAACGTCCCAACTCACAAAAGGACGTGAGTTTTTGAAGTTCTCTCAAACTTTCTATATATATTATATCAAAAATTTTATTCAAAATCAAAATTTAAGATTAATATATTTTACTCAATAAAGTATTGATTATACGACATAGGAGTACGTTTCCATAAGTATCGAGTCGCATAATCCGGCGCACCATCGCATCTTCCATTACTAAACCAGCGCTTCAGATAGCTGCAATACTCACGCACACGGCGCGCGGTATCATTTTCATGATCTTCAATATACTTATGATACCATTGAAGTTTCTGTTCGTACTCGTCCATGTTTTCGCTTCCTTTCTCAACTTTCTATATATATTATACTAAAGTTTTAAGAAAAAAGCAAAATTTCAACTAGTGAAATTATCAAAGTAGTTTTGTACAACAACGATTGGCGTACCTTTATCACCACTACCGCTTGTTAAATCACAAAGAGAACCGATTAAATCTCTATAATCGCGCGGTGTAGTACCTTGTGAAACCATTTGTCCAACAAGATCTTCATCTTTTGCTCTGATGCGCTCACGAATTGCTTCTTCTAATTCTTCCCCACTAATATCACTATATTCATTATCAGCAAGATATTTTAGCTTCAATTCATTTGGATGCCCAACCAAACCGTTCGTAAAGCCTGGCGCCACAACAGGATCGGCAAGTTCCCAAATTTTACACTACGGATCTTTAAATGCGCCGTCACCATATACCATAGCTTCAATTTTTATACCAGTTCTATTGTAATATTCTTCTTGAATACCGTAAGCTACTTCGAAGGCATTTTTAGGGAAAAGTTTTATAGTTGTTTCTGTAGCCTTGTTTGATCCTAGCAATCCATATTGCTTATTATAACCACTTCCGTTATGCGGTTCGCGCATAATATCTTCCAAAGTATATATAGCCTTTGCTTCACCAATATCATAAATTTGCTGCTTTGTTAGCCAACGATCATGAATATTAGCACATAAAATTTGATCTGTTTCAGAAAGAATAGCGGTTGGATCATTACTAAAAATAATTTTTACTTCAGCGCCTTCTTCTTCCACTATTTCTCGATAATACTAAATATAATCTATTCCAGTAAAAGGATGCTTTGTTTCACCAAAAAGCGCATGAAATTGCCTTTCACTTAAAACTTCTGTATATGGATTTACTCCAGAATATAGAAGCTAATTTTCGGTAATAAGACGATTTCCTTCTTCATCAGATGGAAAAGATAGCTAAATAACAACTTTTTTTACTCCGCGCGCGATACCACGTAAACAAATAGCAAAACGATTTCGACTTAAAATTGGAAAAACGACTCCAACTTCATCACCAAATTTCTTATGTATATCATACGCAATATCATCTACACTACAATAGTTATTATCGGCGCGCGCAACAACAGATTCAGTTACTGCAATAATATCACGATTTTTTAACTAAAATCCATCATTATACTAGGCATCTAAAACAGCGTTTACAACTGTCTTTACAATATTGTCACCAGCTTTTATAATCGGGGCGCGAATACCTCTAGAAATTGTCCCACTCATAGTAATTCTCCTACTTATTTATTCACAATGTGCATTTCTTTCAAAAAGTATCTTTTTGAAATTAAGCGGTTTATAATCTATTCTTTCAACACTTACACATTTACAATTACTATATTCATCTGCGATACACTTTTTTTCATGCACATGACCAAATACATAGAAAAATTCTGGAACAATATAATGTTCTTTTGGCGGCTCGTGCATAAGTATAATATTATCGTCTACAATCATAGGTTTTCGTGTTGAATTTTCAAAACCGCAATCTAAATACCATTTATGTGTTTTCTAATCATGATTGCCCATAATAAGTACAATTCTTCCATTTAGCTACGCGACAATAGAAGAAATATACTCCTTATCAGCAGATAAAGCAAAATCGCCAAGATGATATACTATATCATCCGGCGCGACTTCTTTATTCCAATTCGTAATTAAAATTTTATCCATTTCTTCTACTGAAGAATACGGACGATTACAATATTTAATTACGTTTTTATGTCCAAAATGTGTATCAGCAATTATCCAACGATTCATTTTTCTCCTTTAAAATGGCAAGAACCCTCCGACTCGAACGGAGATCGACTGTTTTGGAGACAGTAATGCTAGCCATTGCACCAGGTCCTTATAATAACTTATAGTAACAGCCTCAAAGTTATAAATATTTCCTACCATTCCCATACGTTTCGCGCGATACTATGGGTGAATCTGTTACTTTCCAATGGTGCGCACTGACGGGCTTGAACCGCCGACATCTTCGGTGTAAACGAAGTACTCTTCCAACTGAGTTAAGCGCGCATATTGGAGGCCTGAGTGGGAGTTGAACCCACTAACAAAGGTTTTGCAGACCTATCCCCGGCCGACGAGGGTTCAGGCCTTGGCACGCGGTGCAGGAATCGAACTCACACTACTATGGTCCTTAGCTATATGCCTCTGCCAGTTGGGCTACAAGAGTAAGTGGTGGGAGAGGAGGGAATCGCACCCACTCGGACCCAAAGGATTCCGGTTTTACAGACCGGAGCGTCTACTTTAGCGCGCTACTCTCCCATGTAAGCGGCTGTACTTCTTTCGGACCCGCCGCAAGGCCCTCTTCTCATAGCGAGTACTGCTACCCTTCAATGAAAAAAACGGTGAAGGCTCCGTGGTTTATCGACATTCCGGACTATCCCCATAAACCAAGGGTTGGCGCGCCTGGCGTGATTCGGACACACGGCACCGAGCTTAGAAGGCTCGTGCTCTTCCGCTGAGCTACAAGCGCATTACGTTAGAATAGTTTTACACTTTTTTGCAACGCCATACCCACCATGAAGTGCTAAGACTATATCTTCTGCAATATATTTTGTTTTTGTATTTACAAAATCATCGCAACCACAATAAGTCATAAGACTTGTTTCTTCTTCGGTATATTGCACCACAATAATACGTTTATGTTTAGCATAAACGTAGCCTTGCTCCCAATTAGTTCCAGCAGTACTGTTGCGCCCAGAGGTAATCATTAGAAAAATATCACATTCATCTAAGTGTTTTAGATCTGCTTCAAAAACTTTTTGCGCCCAATCTTCCTGAGGCATGTCCCACGCATTAGGAATCTTTAATTCAAAAGGACAATACACTTCATAACTACATTCACGCAAACGTGCTGCAATCTTCTGCATCATTGTACGCTTTTCAGAACTACAAGAACCAGCAAGATAAATTTTCGGCATAAAAAATCCTCTTAACCAATATAGATTTCTTCGTTATCTTCAGTAATAATATCGATTACTTCTGCGTCATCGCACCACTCAATGCAATGTGCGAGTCTACTATCATGCTTTTCAGCATAGTCTGTAAAAAGGCCACTTATACGATGTAAATCACCATGACCTTGTTCTTTTAAGTTAGATAAATCCTCTTCGGGTATATCTATATCATATTGAATAGCATAAGTAAATATAACTTTCATATATTACTCCTTTAATAAGGTGTTGGTGCGCGAGGCGGGATTTGAACCCGCAAGCTTTCGCCGACAGATTTTAAGTCTGTTGTGTATGCCGTTCCACCACTCGCGCATAGTGGCGGGGGAGCTGGGGTTCGAACCCAGACATGACCGATTTTAGAGACCGGCGCCTTCCCAATTTGGCTACTCCCCAATAGAAGAGAGAATATTTTATTCTCTCAAATCTTATGTAAATATTATATCAAAATTTTAAAAGAAAATCAAAATTTTACTTTGCCAATTCTTCAATATGATCGAAAGTTTTGTCAATAAAAACTCCCAACTTGTCAAGAGTCTTATTTACATCACCTAGAAACTCTCGCATTTCATAATCAAAATCAGAAAGAAAAATAAAGGCAGTATTTGCAATCTTTGCATCCATACGATCTGTGGCGATATATCTACCAAGAGTTTCATCAAAATTATCGCCATCTTCGTAATTGCATTTAGCCACTGTTACAATACTTTTTTCGGCTGAACGACTTTTAGTCCATCTTTCAAAGAAGCTTCTAACCCAATCTTCAAAAAAGTTGAACCAGGTTACGCCTCCAAGCATTGTATTCTGGTATTTGTTCAAAAGTTTTCGCATCGCAACATTAAAGACCTCATCATAAAAGGCCTTCCGCGACATCTTCGCTACAACCACGCCAAGCGGCTCATTTACATAAATTTCATACTTACTCATTTTCGTTCTCCATTTCTTTCATTTCTTTAATTTTATTCCAATATTTACACCGCGCGCAGTCTACATTATAGCATTTCGCGCATTCAATACCATCAGGTCGAATACCTTTATTCAAAAAAGGATCGTGCTGACCACCAACAAGATCGGTAATTTTAATATGCAAAGCATCCTTTAAATTTTGGTCGAGGACTGAAATAAACTTTTGATAAAATCTATCTTGTTCTGCCAAACTCAATTCATCAAATCCAAATTCCACCTTATAAGTTGCCTGCTTCGCCATTTAACTAATCTCCTTTTCATTTTCTATATATATTATATCATAAAATTTGAAAAATTGCAAATTTACTCTGTTAATAACTGCGCGAAGCTAATGCACGCACTTCTTCTGGAGATTCTTCTACTTCATATGTAGTATTATTTACTAAAATAATAGTATCCATATCAAATGTACTGGATTTCCATATTGCACAAATATGAGAGGGACGCACATAAATTGGCTTCCCTCCTCCAAATCTTTGATGAAGTATAATAAAATCTTCCATATTACACCTTAGTAATAACCTTATCATACATCGGATTCATAAGCACCGTAAGCATAGCATCATATGCAGACTTACAATTCAATGTACTGATAAGATCACGAAATACTGAAGCAGAAGAACCACTAAGATATTTAACTCCTTCGCGCGCAGTACCAATATAAGTATTCGCACGTGCTTCCACGTTCCAAAAAACGAGCTGCGGAATTTCATATCCAGCTTCTTGGAATTTGCGCTTCCACTTAGTTACAAAATCAAGATTAGAATTGGCTCGCATATAACAGTCAATCTCCATATCTGAAATTACAACAAGCGCGCGGGGCATATCTTCTGCCGGAACGTTATTACGAACCGCAGTATTATATACCAGCTCAAAAGCTTTATCAAGATTAGTATTGTACCCAACATCAGTAAAAGCCTTCTCGCACATGGACTGAAGAGTTTCATACGGTTTTACCTTAATATATTTCGGATTATGCGTGAAAGTAAGATACAATCCCGCAAACTCACCATGATTACGCTGTGCAAAATAATTTGCAAGTCCAATCGAAGTAGCCATTGGCCGCCCAGCCATAGAGCCACTAACGTCTGCCATAACAAGCACATTCGCGCCGTCTTCAATGTAATTAGGCAAAGCCTTCCACTGCTGTTCAGTCAATTCATCGTACTTAAAGCTTATGCTCCAGGCAGAATTTGTAGAAATCTTTTCTACAAGATCATAAGGATACAATGTACTCGCATTAACCTTAACACCCTTTTCGTTATTCTTAAGAGCATTAAGATACTGATTCCAACGATCAAAATCATGCTTTGCAAATGCAGAACCATAGTTCTTAATCGCATAAGCCGGAACTTGAGAATAATTAATCTTATTCCATTCCTGCGCGCTCATCTGATGTTCAGTAACATTAAGATACTCACGCATGCGCGCGAGCACTTTACGATACTGCTTTTCAGACTTAAAACCAAGCCCCTTCATGGTTCTGCGCGCGAGCTTACGAGATTCTTCACTAGCAGTATTAATGGACTTCATCCATTTTGCAAGAAGAGAAATCGGCTTATGAGCAAGCATCTTCTCATAATCGTCATTAAGTCGCGCAAACATCCAACTCCACATTTCTGCTTCTGCCGGAGTATCAAGATACTCATAAAGATCATCAAATCTGCCAAATTCCACTACATTAGGAATATTAGCAATAGCAAGAGTAGGATTATTATTGCAAAGCCAATTAAGCATAATGCGAAAAGTTCTACGTTCACCAAGGCCACCGCGCGCATTACGTGTATAAAACATAAGTCGCATTGCCAATGCGCGATCTTCATTAAAAGCTTCTGCAAAAGCGTCACTAATTTCTTTTTCGGTTCTGGTACGCATAGCACCTACAATACCAAAAAGGTCAAGCAAAGCTCCACCATTAGTAGTATTATAAGCAAGCGCGCCATTTTCAGTTAACTTACGGGAGGACAATTCATTAGCTGATTCAATAAATTTATTCATATTAACTCCTTTCAAGATGTTTTTAATTGCGCCTTTTATATTTGCTGCTCACATCTTTTTTCTATATATAGTATAGCAAAATTTTCAAAAAAAATCAAAAAAAGAAAGACCTAAATTTTAGATCTTTCTCTTCATATTATTTATACGCGCTCGCGTGCGCGTAAATATATTATTTTTTTAAAAAAGTCAAATTTTATTCTTTTTCTTCGGAAATTGGTACATAAATATCCTTTACAGAATTAACTGCACTTTCAAGATAAATGTTAACATAATTTTCAATAGAGCCATAAGCTGCTTCTATAGCATATTTTGTTGCTTCAGTTATCATTTGCTTAAATACTTCTGTCGTATCACGACGAGCTTTCGCAGCTTGCTCTTCAGTTAAACTACCATTTGCTAATTTTATGGCTTCGACCCAAATCTGATTTGTGGTGCGCGCGGCTCTTGCAAGAATCTCATAAGCCCCATCAACGAGTGCAATTTGTTCTTTAGAAGCATTATTCTTAACCAAAACTTGTCTAATTGCTATACCAATTACAATAATAGCTACTGGCACTAATCCTTCTAATAATTGCGCTAAAATCTTCATCCAAAAACTACTATCCATTAATCAACAGGTTCCTCCTCTATATCGCCAAGACGTAAGCTAGCGACTTCATAATAAAGTTCTTTATTTTCATCTTCTGGTATTATTTCTTCGTTTTCAGTATTAGCTGCTAAACGAAGTGTTTTTTCTTTTTCTTTTCGATTTTTTATCATACCGCATACTGAATATTCACCAACACAAGCAGCAAATACCGCAGTAATAAGTATATCTGGAGTCTGCCCATAAAAACAAAATACGACAATCATTCCAATAGTAAAAATAAAAAGAAAAGTAAACATTAAAATTAATACTTTTTTTATAAAATCATCTTTTACTTCAGTCATATTTTAATAGCTCCTTAAAATTCCAATAATCTTCCCAAGGTGAAAAAGTGTGCATTTTTCGTTCAATAAAATTCCAAACTCTTCGCTTATCTCGTGCAGTTAACTAGCAACCATACGCGCCACCTACAAATTCAACAACATATCCACCACCAACGTAAGTACCAATATGGCCAGGACGATGAATAAAAGTGCCAGGAAGGGCTTCTTCTTTTGTTGTTTGTACAGAGTACTTTTTACTAGCAAGCGCTGTAGAATTAGCATCAAACGTATTAGATGTTAACTTAAATTTTCTTAACCAGCCTACTTCACATCCAGAGCAATCAGAGCCAGGAAGCTTGGAGTTTTTTGCTACTTGTTCAAGCATCCATTCCTTTCTACCACCATCATAGTTTGTAGGATATTTTTCGGCGCCGCGCCGTATCATCGCAGCAGTTGCATAATTTGGTTCTAACTTTTTATTATATAAATTTTCTGCCCACATATAAAGCGCGCGAACATCTCCTTCACGGTATTCAGGATCATACGCCCAATTAAGTAAATCCAATACTATATTGCGACGAAGCTCACTTACTTTAGAAAGATCCGCTTCAATTAACTTACGTTTCTTTGGACTAATCCAAGTACATGAATCAAGGAGACCTTTTGTTGGAGTTGGTACAGGCGTTGGGATTGGAGTTGGGATTGGAATTGGCTGGCCATCCGCTGCGGCAACTATCATATCCCAGCATTCTTTATATACTGTACCAGTTATATTAATTTTATATTCTTTTTGAAATTTTTTCGTTGCTTCAACACTATCTTGTCGAAATTTATTATTGGTAATTTTTTTAATTCTATCAGAATACATTCCGAGAGCAAATAATTTATTTTTAATATATAGAACATCATTACCAGACATACCTTTAATTATAGTACGTTTAAATTCCATATTAATTCCTCCATATATTCCTATATTATAAGTTACGTTTTTGTTTGAAAAATCTCATAATTTGCGTTTATTTGAAAAATATGATATAATATAAATATAAAGATGGAGGAATTATTTATGAATGAAAAATTAATTGACCAAATTATTGGTAACGTTTTTATAAATATGTGGGGTTATGCAAATAGAAATAATGGAATTATTGAAATTAGAGAATTAGATTTAAATAAAAATGATGATTTTATTTGTTTAACTATTGCAAATATGGCAAGTTCGTTATATGGATGTAAAATTAAAGTAAATATGAATTTGTTTCAATATTTAAAATATCTTAAAGAGAACAAAATTAAATTATTTAATAAAACCTATATTTGGAGTCCATTTAAGAAAGGATACCTTCCACATAAATGGCTTTATGATGTAAGTGAAGCCTGCGGGCAAGATAAAAATTTTTGGAGTGAAGTCTATAACTATTTAAAAGAGGACGGAATTAATGAATCAAATAATACCGAAACTAATGAAAAATAAAATTTCCATTTATACTGATGGTGCTACACGCGCAAATGGAACCTCTAAGGCGCGCGGTGGTTGGGGCTGGTGTATTGTTAATGAATATGACACTATTATACAAAAAGGAAATGGTGGCAAAAAGAACACTACAAATAATAGAATGGAACTAACTGCCGTTTTAGAAGGACTGCGCGCGGCCTATGAGTTAGATGATATAGATAATTGTTATATTGACTTATATAGTGATAGCGCATATTTTATTAATTGTTATACTCAAAAATGGTACGAAAAATGGCTTCAAAATGGTTGGGTAAATAGCAGTAGACAACCAGTTGCTAATAGAGATTTATGGGAACAAATAATTCCTTATTTTAATAAAACAGAAATAAGTTTTTATAAAGTAAAAGGGCATGCAGGGAATACTTACAATGAATATGTAGATAAACTCGCGTGTCAAGGAGCAGATGTATTAATATGAGAGTTTTTTGTGTTAATGGGCAAAGAGAGTCTGGAAAGACTACTTTTGAATAGTTTTGTTTTGCTTTAAATCCAATATATGTACGTAGTTATTCTTCTATTGATTTTATAAAATAGATCGCGCGCGGAATTGGATGGGATGGAACAAAAGGTGACAAAGATAGAAAGTTTTTAGGAGATTTAAAGTAGCTTCTAATTGAATATAACGATCTTCCTTTTAAAGATGTAAATAACTATATCGTAAGATAGATATAGTGGGCTGCAAATAGAGATTTAGATTTTGATAAATTGATCTTTTTTATAGATGTGCGCGAACCTGAAGAAATAGAAAAATTGCGCCGCGCGCATAAAGCGTAGACAATATTGTTAAAAAGAGGTAACAATAAGGAAAGTCTTAGCAAAGGAGATAATACCGAAGATATTTTAAATTATCAGTATGATTACATTATAGAAAATAGCGGTAATTTAGAAGATTTAAAAAGGGCTGCTTATGAATTTATGGATACAAATGGATTAATTTTAGGTACAAAAAAAGACGCTTAATAGCGTCTTATTTTTTTACCAAGTTCCACCATCTAAAGTTTCTACTGTTTGCGCGGCCCACGCGCCACTTACGACTCTTAAAAATTTTCCATTATCAGAAGTAGTTACACTTGGTAAACCAGTTATCGCAATGTTACCACTTCCGAGAAGAGAGGTACTATTTATTGTCTTTATATTAGTACCTGAAACGAGTGTCGCTTGTCGGCTTGTATCTGTTGGATGAATATGGTCTTCTTTTGCATATTTAGAAGAAGAACCAACAGCGGCAGTGCCATCCATTTTTGGACTAGTAGTGGCGGCACTGGGCACGGTAGGAATAACTCCAGAAGCTAAATCTGAAGCCGGTATACCAGTACTAGGTTTTGTATATTTAGTGTTTAAAGCGGTTGTTATTACTTTATTTTGAACGGGATTTTCTGAAGTCGTTGATAATTTATTATCTACTGTAATTGCCGCGGGAATAGTAGGTTTATCATTTAAATCATTATAGCTGCCCGATGTTGCAACTGTTGCTAATCCATCTATTGCCCCAGTAACATATTCAATATCACCATCTATGGTATCTAAACATGAATTTAATGTTCCAGATAGAGTTCCACCTTCAACACTTATATCATCTCCACCAAGTACAATATCTGCCGATAAAGCTTTTCCATTAACTTTGCGAGTTGTTGGAACTCGACTCGTATCACTTGGGTGAACGTGATCTCCACGTGACCAAGCACCAGAAGAACCAGCTGAACCAGTCCCGTTCATCGCTGGAGTTGAGGTATATGCGGATGGAACAGTTGGAATTACGCCACTTGCTAAGTCGCTCGCAGGAATACCAGTATTTGGCTTCGTATATTTTGCGTTAAGCGCAGTATTTATAACTTTATTCTATACAGGATTCTCGGAAGTTGTAGAAAGCGCGTCATCTATTATAACACCTTGTGGAGTTGGTGCGTATAATTTTGTTGAGGAACCATTAATAGAAATAGTCCCAATTTCTGTGCCACTTGTTAAATTTTGAGTTATTGAAATAGTAGGAATCCCTGTAACACTTAAAACTCCCGTACTACTATTTATCTCTAAATTAGTTCCGACTTTTATTCCACCAAGAGTAGAAGAAGAGGCAATAGGCAAATCAAATTCTGGAATAGAATACGTATTTCCGCCTATTGTTAAATATTTCATTTCACCAATTAAAGCCATTTTTCTTTCTCCTTACTCCATTTTTCTATAATTTATTCTTGTATCAAATAATTCACTCCAAGTAGAAGAATCCTATTCAACCCAAGAACCATTAATTTTTTTATAAACTTTTGAATATTGAGTCCAGCTATTACTTTCTTTTATATAAATTTTCGGCTAACTCCCGCCAACTGCAACAACTAACGTGTGCGCCGCAGTAATATTTGTTAACTTATATATGTAATTTACAACAGTATTTCCATATTTATCTGTTCCACTTTCATATTCAAGTAACGAAGTTCTATCAACATTATTATCTTTTAGTGTCACAGTTGCATTAGCATCATTAGGTACTATTCTTAAAAGATATGAATCTCCCTCAAGTTTTACAACCTACCCATCAGGATATAATTTTGAACTATTTCCATTTGAAGTAATAAAATAATAATTAACATTACCAAAAATAAAAACTAAACTATGTTTCTAATTTATATTATTTAAAGTATAAGTATAATCTCCACCCGCGCTTGTCGCTTCAACTGAAGTAACTTTCCACTAAAGCGAATCATTATTACTATTAGATGCATCATCTTTACCGTATTTAATATCAATAAAATGCTCTCCCGCGGGAACTGAATAAGTTACAGTCTATGTACTTGAACTATTATTACACTTAGCAATTTGATAATTACTTGTTGAATCTGACGGCGTTGAACCACCACTTCCAGCAGTTAATCCGTCCGTAGCAACCTCAGTGTCTAATTTACCAAACATTCCATAGTCATAATCTTCTTCCGCATAATTTATATACGTAATAGTTACAAGACAATCACTTTCAAAATCTAAATTTAATCGTGCGACTGAAGCTGATTTATTAACTCCATTATTAGTAGATACATAATATCCTGTAGAACTATTTAAATTAAATCCATAAGACGCGCCACTTACTTGAGTAGTAACTGTATATGTATTTTCTGGTGCGCTGCCAACGAGTTGACTTGTAATATCAACTCCATTATCTAGCGCGAGCGTTAACTATGGGTCGATAGGACTAATCGTAATTACTTGATTCGTTCCTTCTTGTACTCGTGTTGTCCCATTTGCGGGAGATGTGGTCGCATTAATAGAAGAAATTGTAATTGGGTAATACGTATATTGCGGGTCTTCTTCAGGTGGTATAAACGCACCGGCCTCATTAATTACAATTATATGGTCAACACTTATATTAGTTAACGTATATGTATAATAATAGTCTCCTCCGGATGAAGGAACGCTATAAGTAACTTCCCAAGTAATACCAACAACGAGGCCACCATAATAACCAATTGTAAAACCTACTCGCGCGTCATCTTTAAGTTGAGCAACCGTCCAAGTACCTGGAGAAATTTCTTTAATCGTATTACTTGTTGAGGTGTATGATACTGTAGTTCCTTTAGCGGTTGTCCCATAGTAGGTATTGAGTTCTGCAACTTCACTTGAATTAGAAGTACTTTCTAAGTGGCCGCAGGCGCGCACGCTCATAGAATCAATAGTTGCATTTTCTGGTATATCATCAAAATTAAAATGATAATAAATTGTGGCCGTACTACCACTACTACCACAATAATCATTACCCGTCTAGCTTGATGGATTTTCTGCACTATAGCCTATTGCAGACTAATAACGAGTACCACTAACGCTACCACTAGTTGTATACGAAGCAGGGGTCTAAGAAATTGTGCCTCCTGTAGGTACCGCATGTTGTTCCAACTGATTAGTAACATCAACATCATTATCAGTAACAGCTATATTATCTATTGCGTCTGTGTAAATAGTAATGGTTGCATCTTCACCTCCCATAACTTCTTGGGTGGAAGGCTCTACGGTTGTACCGCTTACATTACTTGTCGCGCCAATTGTATAAGCTATTCCATTTACAGAATAATTTATAGTAAGAGTCGCGCCATAGAAATATAAATACGCCGCACGAGAAGTTTGTGATGTGCCTCTTTTACCAGTTAAACGCACTTGTATATTACTAATTTCCGCGCGAGTCCAGGAACCGGTATTACTTATGCTGCGCGCGGTTGCTGAAGTAGAGTCCGCAGAAGTAGAAGAACCTTTTGCAGTAGAGCCGCTATATAACTAAATAGTAGAAGCGGTTAAATAATTGGTTGAACTAACCCTTGATTTAACTGAACAAGCAACCGAATCAATCGTGGCTTCTTCTGGAATTTCTGAAACATTAAAAGTATATGAAATATGTGATTCCGCCTGAGAACCCGTATGACAAGTAATATACGCATAAGAAGTACTTGACGCATCGGTATATCCATTTGAAATTGGATAAGAACCACTTACACTTGAATAAGATGAATTTGAACTATCGTAACCACTAGGATGAGTGGTTAAAGTATCAGATATATCTATAATTCTTGACAATTAAACCACCCCTTACTACTAAAGATATAAATCTCCATTCTAACCTAATGAGGCAGTCGGCGCGGAACTACCAGTATAGTAATTTTGTAAAACTACATTACCAGTTACACTTGCAACACAATCATCATCAGAACTATCTCCAACTTTTATCGTTACGCCAGAAACTATATTACTTGCGCTTAGATTTGAAGTAGTTACTGCCGCAATCGTTTGCGCGCCAGTTAAATAGGTGCCACTAGATATAGATTGCGCGGTTGTGGATGGATGATAAGTTGTGGCGGCTTTTGTGACAACAGAAGCAGTTAAGCTTACTGAGCTATTTCCTGCTGTACCAGAACTTATATAACCAGCAGATACTGTTGGCGTAACACTAATCGTTTTAGAAAGAGTAAGTGTATTTGTTCCCGTAGTAACAGTAGCAGAACTTCCGCTTATACTTACCGGCGCAGTTGTGCTACCAGTTGCAACATCTTTAGTGGTCTACGTTGTATAATATCCAACTGGAATAGTAACAGTTTTTCCACTGGCCGTAGGGGTTGGATTGACTGCAACTGATGCAGTAAGTGCTACTGTCGCAGTTGAAGAAGTCGCACTAGACACATAGCCCGCACTCACTGTAGGAGTCGTAGTAATTCCCGTTTTTGTTAAGGTAATGGTATTTGTGCCTGTACTTATTGTTGCGCTTGAACCAGATAATGAGGAAGGCCCAGTCGCACTTCCATTAGCTACTGCGCTTATTTTATAATATCCACCTGCTGTATTATAACCTGTTGGAATATTTATATATTGGTCAGAAGTAGAACGAGAAATAGTCGCCTTAGAAGTATATCCCGATGTAGCAGACGCTGCCGCGCTGGTTGGCAATGTCATTGTACTAACTGATTTACTCGCAGCTTCTTCATAATAACCAGCAGGTACAGAAACCGTTGCTCCAGAGGCAGTTAAATCAGTAGAATCATTTCTTGTAATCCCGCTGCCAACATAAGTAGAACTAATCGCACTTACTGTAACTGGTTTATAACCATCTACACTAGAACTATTAAAGGTCTACTCACTTTCAGAGGGGGTAACACTTAAACTATTTATAACCGGCGCTCCGCCACTTACACTAACATCTACACTAGCATAATTAGTTACATCAATCCCAGTACCGTTTGTTGTAATGGATTTGGTTCCACTAACTAATTCAGAAGCACTAACTGTTACAGCAGTACCAGTTTTTGTACTCCCAGTAATATAACCAGTAGTATTGGTAACAGATGGCGTTATAGATATAGAGTGATTTGATACCGTTCCCTTTGAAGCAGTCGGTGTACCGGCAGTACCAGATGGCATCGCATTTATCTATACGCTAGTTAAATATTTCCCCGAAGTCGGAGTAATAGTTTGAGAAGAAGTAGTCGGACTAATATTTGTCTTTGCTTCTGTCTATATCTCTTCAACTGTAACAATACCGAGGCCTGTATATCCTTGCTCTGCATCAAAAGTTATTTCCTATTTAGAAGTCGTTGGGGTAACTGATTTATCCTAATTATTTATTGTTGAACCAGTAGGAACCGCGACATTAACTGCCGCATAATTAGTTACATCTATACTAGTTCCATTAGAAGTAATTGACTTCGTTCCACTTACAAGTTCAGAAGCTGATACGCTAACTGCAGTACCATTTTTAGTACCACCAGTTATATAACCAGTTGTATTTGTAACGCTTGGCGTTACAGTAATACTATGATTGCTAACTGTTCCTTTGGTCGCAGTTGGAGTTCCAGCCGTACCATTTGGAACCGCGCTTATTTTATAATAAACTCCTGTACTATTATATCCAATCGGAATATTTATATACTAATCACTAGTAGAACGAGAGATAGTTGCTTTTGAAGTGAAACCTGAAGTCGCACTAGCCACCGCAGATGTAGGCAAAGTCATAGAACTAACTGCACTACTTGCATCAGCACTATAATAACCCGCCGGCGCAGTAATACTATTTCCACTAACTACTAAATCAGATGAATCTTTCCGCGCGATTCCTGTACCCACATAGCTAGAAGAAATCGCATTAATAGATACAGTACCAAGCCCTGTATACCCGCTATCATAAGTTACTATTTGCCCACTCTCTGTAGGAGTAACTGACTTATCCTAATTATTAATAGTAGAACCAGTTGGAACATCAACCACAGCAGTTGCGTATTGCGTTACATCATAAGTATTATTACTTGTAATATTCAAAGTACCGGTAGGAATAATTCCACCGCCACCACTAATTGTTAAGATAGCAGGCGCCATCTAGGAAGGTAAAAAAGTAGCTGAACTTAATCCAGTTTTTTCTCTAATAGCGTCTGCTATATCTTCTAAATATTGCTCTGTAATTGCTACTTTTGCCATAATTAATACTCCGTACTATCTGCGTCTCCTAATGAGCCAACAGTTAATATAACAGTTTTTGTATTACTATTATAGGTAGAAGTTATACCAACATTTTCATCTTGAAAAGAATAAGTATCTCCATTTGGTAAAGAAATTTTTGAAATTGTACCTGTTTCTGGCATAATTTTCACCTCTATTTTAAATTACACGGCGCGAATTGTATATTTTTTATTAAATTCGCGCCGTATAAACAAAATTTATATCTTATTAAGAACCTTTAGTAACACTAACATCAGTAGTATCCTTAAGAACTGTAACACTATCCTTATTATTCCAAGCAGTATTTGCTCCACTAGCAGTCGCCTTAACATAAGTAGTAGTCGGTGTAACTGTAATAGTACTACCAGTACCAAGAACTGTATCAGTAGTTGGAGTGCCCATAGCAGTAACCGCATCACCAGTTCCATCAGCTCCAACTGCTGTGCCACTAGCTGAAGCACTTAAATATCTTGTTGTAGCAGCCCCAATACCGGTCGCTACTGTAATATCGCCCGTAGTACCACTAGCTAATGTGATTGTTGGATCGGTGACATTAAATGTAGATGCTGTACCCAATACTGTATCAGTAGTTGGACTTGCATATCCAGTAACAGCATTAAAAGTATCACCAACAGCTACATCTGTAACTACATTCGCGCCACTACCACTTACACCTACAGCACCAGTGGCGACTGTTGTCGCAGATGTAGAAGCTACGGGTACTGTTATAGTGGTAGGTGCGTTAGCAGAATAAGTTGTCTAAGTTTCGAGAGTCGCCGCACCAATAGTTAATACACCATTACTTACACTAACACCCTTTAGCCAATCAGTATTTGTTGTACTGGCAGTGCCACTACCGGTTGCTGTTGTCTAATCTGTGCGTCCTTGTACAACAGATGGCGTAGAACTCCCCTTAATACCCATAATAGTAGTCGTAACTAACTTCTTAGTAGTTGGTGTTACAGACTTTACAGCTGCTTCTGTACTTGGTGTACCGAGTGCAGTAATAGCGGTAACATTATCACCACTTGCACTAACTGCACCACCACTCGCGCTTGCTGAAACTTTAGTCGTTTGAGCAGCACCTTGAGCTTGAACGTAAGTAATTCTACCAGTTGAAGTAGTTGTATTAGCAGTTAAACTAACTGTTGGCTAAGCGGTAACTTTAACACCTTTTAAGAATGTATCAGTACTAGGTGTGCCAAGACCTGTAACAGCAGTAACACTATCACCACTCGCGCTTGCACTCGTAATACCAGTAATAACCTGTACTTTTCCAGTTCCACTTGTTGTATCAGTGGCTAATGTAATTGTAGGTTGTGTAATGGTAAATGTCGCATCAGTACCAATAACTGTATCTGTCTATTTTGTAAGACTAACACCAGTTACAACATTTGTTAAATCAATTTGAGTATCGCCAATTTTTTCCCAAGTTTTACTACCTGAATCACCAACAGGAACATACTCATCATATTTATCAAGTGTGCCGCCTGCTTGCGTTGCAGATCTAACTAAATAAAAAGCACCAGGTGTTGCTGAATTAGCCGATAATGTACCAGTATATTCTGTACCATCATAAATAATTACTACACCAGCAGGAATATTAGCCACTACGGGAGCTGCAGTTCCATCCCATGCAATGACATAAGACACACCACCAGCAATAGCTTCACTTAATGTTTCAACAACATCTCTAATTTCTCTATCCGCGATATAATAAGTATTACCGGATGGTAGAGTTATTCTATCAATTACGGGGATATTTACATCAACGTATGCCATAATTTTATCTCCTTAATTTCTATTAAAAATTAATGCTTCATTAACTACTTCAGAAGCATCGTTTACATTTAATTTATTATTCCAAAATAATTTCTCAGCCATCGTTACATGAATTTCTGGATTACTTATATGATTTAATAATTGATCTCTTAAATCATCATTTACAAACGGTAAATCTTGTACATAAGCCCTACCATCTCCAATTTTAATAGCTGGTACTTTTATAATTTTTTCTTCTCCATTAATTATTTTTTTAGTAGTTGTATAGTCATTATATACAATTACTTCTCCTTCTAATGGAATCATGCCGCGCGCGGAATCCCAATTTTGAGTCGTATCGCGCTTAAATTTTATTCTAGCAGTAGCACTCATACCATCACCTCTTATAAGACTGTAGTACTTGTACCACAATCAATCAATAACTATTCTTCAAATTTACCATCAACATATTCTATCGTTGCATAATCTGCGCCGTCTACTAAATCACTAACATGCAAATTATCTAATCTTTCAATAATTTCTTCTATTTCTTGATTTGAATCTAGATATTTTAAATTAGACCAACGATCTTTGCCATTACCAATTTTTAGTCTCTAAATATCATAAGAATAAGCGGGTTCTCCTAATGCTAAAAGTGGATTGTGTTCTATCCATTCAGCTTCTGTAGCGCGGCGTATCTAAAATATGGTTTTAATTCTCTTTCTCGTAACCATATACGTCACCACCATCATAAATTATTATTTCATCAAGTTCAATATCATCCCCACGATTATTTATTTGATGAAATTGTGTATTAAAAGTATTTTCCGACTTTTCTCCATAATATTTAGGATTAAAGCTATTTTCTTTTGTATATATCTTTTTAGATAATGCCATCTTTTAATACATCTCCTACTCGTTCTTTCATAACCTCAGAAACCCAACATTCACCATCTACTAACTTAGTGCGAATTTGAATTAAAACTAAACTATCTCTAGTTTTATCTAAAAAGGTATATTTTTCAAAAGCTAAAGTTTCTTCTTGGGTAATTTGTACTTCTATAGTACTATTAATTTCATCAAAAGTAACATCATCTAAAGTTTTTTCAAAAATAACTTTTCCTTTTTGAAAATAAGTTATATATAAAACTTCAACTTTATCTTCTGTAAACGGAAAAGAAAAAATATGTATTGGTGTTGTTCCTCTATAAATCATTTTATTCTCTCCCTTTTTGCTATAATACTCTATTATAAAAGTAGGAAATTTTTTCGTATGCTCTATTTTTTTACTGCAATATAAAAAATTTGAAAAGTTTCGGAAAATCTGCTATAATAAAAGAGTAAAGAAAAAAGTGTAATATAATAATATACATTAAAATTATAAATAAAGGAGTAATATAATGTATAATTTTCATGACTTAGAGGCTCAAAAATACTGGTCGTTTAGCGCGAACGCAAAAGTAGATCCAAAAGCAGAAATTAAAAATATGATTTTTAGCGGCGATTATATTGGATCACGAAAAATGGATGGCGCATTTTATAAATTTTGGAAAGATGAAAATGGGAATATGGAACTCCTTGGCCGTTCTAAGGGAGTTAATGGAGATTATCTTAATAAGATCGATTGGGTTCCACAACTTCAATCATTTTTCCAAGCAATTCCGAATGGTACTTGCTTAATTGGAGAAATTTATTTTCCTAAAAATGAAGGAAGTAATAAAGTGACCTCTATTATGGGATGTCTTAAAGATAAAGCAATTACTCGCCAAGAAGCTGGAGAAAAACTTCATTATTATGTATTTGACGTACTCGCATGGAGTGGAAAATCTACCTATCAATTAAATATTGAAGATAGACTAAATTATTTAGATGATGTTTCTTATGTTAAAAATGAATACGTTGAAATTGCTCAATATTACGAAGGCAAAGAACTTTGGGATGAGCTTCAAAAGATTCTCGCTTCTGGCGGAGAAGGAGTTGTAATTACAAAGAAAGGTACTTGTTACCAGCCTGGTAAACGCCCAGCGCGCCAAACGGTTAAAGTTAAACGAGAATTATCAGAAACTCTTGATTGCTTTTTTACTGGACATATCGCTTCGCCAACTCGTCTTTATAGTGGAATTACTCTTCCAAGTTGGCAATATTGGGAGAATGTAAAAACTGGAGAAAAATTACAAGGGCAACTATATACTCAATATATGGATGGAGAACCGATCGAACCAGTAACAAAACCTTATTATTTTGGTATGGCTGGTAGTTTAGAAATTGGAGTACTTCGTAATAATAAAGTTGTTTCGCTTGGATGGTTAAGTGGATTAAGTGATGAAATTAAAACGAACTATAAAGACTATGAAGGTAAGTGTCTTGAAGTTGGAGCCATGCAATTCACAGATGACGGCGCGCTTCGTCATGCAAAAATGATTCGCTTACGTCCGGATCTAAATATTAAAGATTGTACTTGGGAGAAAGTTTTTGGCGAATGAGTAGTTCATACGAAGAAAAAATTATCAAAATTCTTCAAAAAGCACATATAAATTTTCAAAGAGAAAAAATATATTCTGATTTACGAAATGGAAAATATAGATATGATTTTTATATTCCATCTTCGAATACTTTAATTGAAGTAGACGGCCAATATCATTTTTTTGAAATTAGAGGGCGCGCGGCGTTTAAAAAACAACAAGAGCATGATCGATAGAAAAATGCTTACGCACTCGCGCACAAAATTAAATTATATCGTATACCATATTGGGAAATAGATAATAATTTAATAAATACTACATATGATATTTTTACAAATAACCATCTTGTTAATTCAAAATGGCATAATGATAAATTGACTATTCCAAAAAAATAAAGTTGTAGTAAAATACTTCTACTTTTATTTGAGGTGATGGCCATATGTTTGAAAAAATAACTCCTTCATAGTGGGCCGAAATTATTGGAGGTCTTTTTATATTTATATATTTCCTTATTTAGGTAATTGAAAAAACTATTAATCATACTAAATGGGGTAAAGAGCGCAAACAGGAAAAAGATAAAGAGAAAGAAAAACAAGCTCATGAACAATATAAAAGATTTACAAATGATTTTGTAGAGTCATTTGTTCCACCATTAATTAAGTAGTTCACAGAACAAGATGAAAAGTTATTAGAAAAATTAGATAAATTAACTCAATCTTCTAATGATTTATTAAGAAAAGACATGACTGATATATATTATAAGTATTTGCCATATAGAAAAATTTTATAGTATGATAAAGAAAGTTTTCTTAAATTATATCATGACTACGCGGCGCAAGGTGGTAATACTTACATAACAGATGTGTATAACGAATTAAAAGATTGGGAAGTAGTTTTAAGAGAAGAAGATTTACATTGGTAAAGAAAAAAAGAAAGTCATAATTTGACTTTCTTTTTATTTTATGTTATAATAAATTTATAAAGAAAAAGGAGAATAGTATGGAGTCATTATAGTATATTATAATTGGACTTATTATACTACTTCTTATATTTATCACTTTATTTATAATATAGAATAAAAAGAATAGAAGAATAAAACAATTAAAATACGAAGAAATAGATAAAAATTTTAAAGAAAGAAAGGATAATTTAGAAGAATAGTATAATAAGACAGAAGAAAAATTAAAACAAAAATATCAAAAATTAAACAAAGAATTAGAAGAAGAACTTTCAAATAATATTGAAAAAATAAATTTTGAAATTTCTCAATATCATGAGCAATCTGAATCTAATAAAGAAATTATATCTAATCAAATAAAATAGAATTTAGAAATAACTAAAAAATTAGAAGAAGAAAAAATTAGAACTCAATTAAATGAATTTAAGAAAACTGAAGAGAAAAAAATAAATGATGAATTAAAAACGGCGCAGGAATGGACACAAAAACAAATAGAAGATTTGTAGAAGTCGAAAGAAGAATATGAAAAAGAAACTAATGAAGCTGCTTTTGAATATGTAGATATATTAGAATTGCTTGAAGACTTTCGTGCTCGCCGTGAGGTAGTTAATTCATAGATTTTACGAGAAAAAGCTTTATAGGAAGAAACAGATTTTTATAGAATTTGTTTAACAGATAATGAAATTGAAGATTTATAGATTATTAAAGATATAGAACATAAATTTAATAATAAAGAAGTCTTACATCGCGCGGCCTATGATTGTTATATAAAGCGGCCATTATAGGAAATGGAAAAAAGAGTTCTTAATGGTAAAAAGCCAAGTGGAATTTATTGTATTACTTATATTCCAACTGGAGAAATTTATATAGGCCGCTCAACCGATATAAGTAATAGATGGCAAGAGCATTGTAAATCCGCTTACGGAGTTGGCACAATAGCTCATAGCTCTTTACATACTAAAATGGCGCGTGATGGTATTTGGAATTTCACGTTTTAGGTATTAGAAGAAGTACCAAAAGATAAATTAAATGAAAGAGAAAAATATTGGATTGATGTATATGGCGCGCAGACGCTTCTTAATCAAAAAGCTGGTGGCTAATGAAAGAAAAGAGAAGAAAACAACGTCCTGAACCACCTAAAATATTTTGGCTTGATACAGATTGTTGTTGGTTTTGTACTGGTGCAAAAAGAAATGGCTGCGGTGGTTGTAAAGTTTTAAAAAAATATAATAAAGAATATGGAAATAAAAAATATGAATTTAAGTAAAAAGCAAAAAGAAATTGTTAATTCCGAATATTCAAAAATAGTAGTTTGCGCGGCGGCGGCTTCAGGAAAAACTGCCTGTATAACTGAAAGAACAAAAACGATGCTCGCGCGCGGTGTGCGTCCGGAACGAATGGTTGTTATTACTTTTACAAACGCAGCCGCAGACGAAATGAGCCAACGTATAGGAAAAGTAGAAGGTCTTTTTATTGGTACAATTCATTCTTATGCCTATCATTTACTTTGTGCTGGTGGATATTTTGATTTAGCAAAAAAATACGCTGACGAAGAAAAATTTGATAATCTTTTTCAATTAGTATTGTTACATCCACAATGTTTAAAGCAAATTGATTATCTTATTGTGGACGAAGCGCAAGATTGTTCAGAAAATCAATGGAGATTTTTTGAATTGTTAAAACCAACTGGATTTTTTTATTGCGGCGATCCTCGTCAATCAATTTACACATGGCGTGATGCTAAACCAGAAATGTTCCAGTACATAATGTATCAAAAGGACGTAATGGTGTATTCTTTAAATGAAAACTATCGTAATGGACGAAATATTCTTAACTTTGCCAAATCTATTATTTTAAGACAAAAAAAGGGTATAGAAGATGATTCTATACCGATGAGATCTCGTAGTGGTTCTGTAGAATGGATTGAATTTAATATAAATCTAATTCCTTCTATTATTGAAAATGAAAAAGTGCCATATGGTGATTGGTTTGTTCTAACAAGAACTAATGACCAAATAGAACAAGTGCAATACGTTTTAGATAAATTTAATATACCAAATATTACCTTTAAACGTGGTGGAAAAAGCTTCGATGAAATGAATGAGTTAATCCATACTGATAAAGTAAAAATTCTTACGGTTCATACAGCAAAAGGTCTTGAAGCAGATAATGTTATTGTTATTGGTACTAATATGTGGCGTGACGAAGAAATTAGATTATCATATGTCGCCGCTACTCGTGCGCGCAATAAACTTTTTTGGATGAAAAATAAAAAAGTAAATAAGAAAGTGAATAATTGGGAATAATGTTTAATGCAAGATATATACCTACTGGAGAAATTTTTCAAGTTTTAGATACTACTGTAGACCCAAAATTTGGTATAACTCATTTTTTAATTTGGAATAATGGTGGCTGGCGATGGTATAACGCAAAAAACTTTGTTCCACCAAATTGGAATTATGAAGAGAAGTCAAAGATTTGACTTCTTTTTTAATTTATGATATAATATATATAGAAAATAAAAATGGAGTATATCGCATGAGTGAGAATTATGGAATCGACGAAATTAAATCTTTAAGTTTTAAGGAAGCAGTTCGCGCGAGAATCCAAATGTATCTTGGTACTGCCGATAATGAAGGCACTTACCAAGCACTTAAAGAAATAATTAATAATAGTACAGACGAGGCACTTTGCGGCTTTGGTAATCAGATTGATATTTCAGTAGATGAAGAGAATAATACTATTGAAGTTCAAGATTATGGTCGCGGTGTTCCTTTTGGTGTACGCGATGATGGAGAAAATGTACTTGTTTCCATCTATTCTAAATCACATACTGGTGGTAAATTTGAAGATGGCGCGTATAAAAACGTGTCGGGCCTCAACGGTATTGGCGCTAAATGTGTATGTCTAAGTTCTCTTGACTTTATGGTAGAAAGCTGCCGCGATGGTAAGATGGCGCGCGCCATGTTCTTTAAGGGTGAACTTGTTAGTTATAATGAATTTGATACTAAACACGCTAATGGCACTCTTGTTAAATTTACACCAGATCCCGAAGTTTTTAAAGATGAAAAAATTCAATATGATTACGAAAGAATTTGTAATGATATAAAGAATATTTGCTATCTTTATAGCGGGATTACATTTAATGTTTATAATCTTAAAACCGGCGTAAAGAAAACATATTCCGCGCGCAATGGTATTAAAGACTTTATCAAAGATAATTTAAGCGCGCCGCTTCATAAAACAATTCAATATGCTACTGCTACTGATGGTGAAGATAAAATTGAAATTGCTTTTCAATGGGGTGCGAAGCGCGAAACTTCTTACGTATTTGTAAATGGTCTGCTTTGTCCAGAGGGTGGTTCACCTATTACTGGCGCGAAAACAGCTATTACGCGCACGTTCAATTCACTTTCAAAGCAAGATTTTGATGGTGATGCAATTCGTGGAAATTTATTCTATGTAATTAATTGCTCTGTTGCGCATCCATCATTTGCAAATCAGACAAAATCAAAAATCAATAATGCTAATTTGCGTACACTTGCTTCTAATGCTTTTAGTGATGCGTTGAAGTCAATGAAAATTAAACTTCCACAAGAGTTTGATACAATCGTAGAATTATTGAAAAAAATCGCAAAGGCAGAAGCTGCGGCAGAAAAAGCACGTCAGCAAGTTCTCAATGCTTCAAAAGAAATTGAAAAGAACCAAAAGAAAAAGGTTTTTGCTTCTGATAAATTGAAAGATGCAGAATTTCTTGGACAAAATTCAACTCTTCTGATTGTTGAAGGTAATAGTGCTATGGGTGGTATGGCACAGGCACGCGATTATAAGAAGTATGGTATTCTTGCTATTCGTGGTAAAATAATTAATTGTTTATCTAACCCAGAAGAAAAGATTTTTGAAAATGAAGAAATTAAACTTCTTTTGAGTGCGATGAATATTGTGCCGGGAAAATATAATAGTTCAAAACTTCGTTACGGCCGCCTTGCAATCTGTACCGATGCTGATAGCGATGGATACCATATTGGTTTGCTTATTATGGCAGCGCTTACTTATCTTGCACCGCAGTTTATTAAAGAAGGTCGTTTGTGCTGGTTGCGCTCGCCACTTTATATTGTTAATAATGGCAAGCAGGAAAGCTATTATTTTGATGACGCAGAGTTTAACGCTGTACGCGGTAAGATTAAGGGTGAAGTAACGCGCGCAAAAGGTCTTGGTGAATTACCAGCTGAAACTGCGCGAGCATCTATGTTTACTGAACAGTACCAACGCATGGAAGCTATGGAATATAGTGACGATGCACTTGGTATTTTATACGATTTGATGGGCGAAGACGTAAAACCAAGAAAAGAATTTATTTTTAATAATATTGATTTTTCGGAGATAACAGAATAAAATGTTAGATAGAGATTATTATAAAATAGCAAAAACCGCTTATTGTACTGAAGGAGACCAATGGGATTGCAGAGATTGCGAATTAATTGACGTTTTCACTAAAAAGAAATGTAATGCAGCTGAATGTAGAACTTTTTTAATAAGAAAATTGGTAGAAACAATAGAGGAATTAAAAAATGAGTGAATTAAAACCAATAATCGAACAATCTTTCGCGCAGTACGCGGGCATGGTAATTCAATCCCGCGCGCTTGTTGACGCGCGCGATGGACTTAAGCCTTCAGCGCGCCAAATCTTCTATTCAATGCTTCTTCATAAACTCACCCATAATAATCCTTATAAGAAAACCGCTAATGCTGTTGGCATGGCTATGGCAGACTTCTATATTCATGGTGATTCAAGCTGTGAAGGAATTATTATGCGCGCCGGTCAGAATTTTGCTATGCGCTATCCACTTGTGGACGTAAAAGGTAACTCTGGTTCTCTTATTGAAAGCGGTAACTGGGCTGCTATGCGTTATACAGAAAGTCGTTTATCTGCGCTTTCTAATGTTCTTTTTACAGATATTGATAAAGATACTGTAACAGAATGGCGTGATAGTTATGATAATACTAAACAATATCCTGCGGTTCTTCCATCGAAAGGTTTCTATAATCTTTGTAATGGTTCGCAAGGAATTGCAGTAGGTCTTGCAAGCTCTATTCCACAGTTTAATTTAAATGAACTCAATAATGCGCTCATTAATCTTATTCAAAATCCGGATTGTGATTTTGATGATATTTACTGCGCGCCCGACTTTGCAACTGGCGCGATTCTACTTAATGCAGATGAAGTAAAAGAAAGCCTGCGTACAGGTAATGGGCCGGCATGCAAATTGAGGAGTGTTGTCGAATTTGATAGTGGCGAGCGTTGCTTTGTAGTAAAAGAAATTCCTTATTCTGTTTATACGAATACTATTTGTAAGCAGCTCGAAGAACTTGTAGAATCAGAAGAGAATCCTGGAATTGAACGCTTTAATGACTTAACTGGCGCAACTCCTTTAATTAAGATTTATCTTACAAAGAAAGCAAATCCAGATAAGGTATTGAAATATTTGTACAAAAATACATCACTTCAGTACTACTATGGTATTAATCTTACTATGCTTGATGGCGGTAAATATCCTAAAGTATTTACATGGCGCGAAGCTCTTCAGGCGCATATTGACCATGAAAAAATTATATATCGTCGTGGCTTTGAACACGATCTAAATAAGATGAAATTCCGTGTTCATATCATCGATGGTTTGCTTATTTGTATCGCGCGCATTGAAGAAGTTATCCAGACAATTAAAACTTCTTCTTCTACTTCTGAAGCAAGTATCAAACTGCAAAAAGAATATCTTCTTGATGCTGACCAAGCAAAGGCTGTACTTGACCTTAAATTAAGCAGGTTGGCGCATCTTGAAGTAACTAAGCTGAACGGCGAAAAAAATGACTTGCTTACGAAAATTGGTGCGATCGAACAAATTTTAAATAATGAAGAATTGTTCAACAACGAGCTTATTAAAGGTTGGCGCGAAGTAGCAAAGAAATTTGGCGACGCGCGCAGAACAAAAATCTTAAATATTAGTGTTAATGATGAAGATGAACCAACGGAAGTAAAGAATCTTATTATTAACTTTACTAACAAAGGTGGCTTGTTCGTATCAGAAAGCTCAAGTCTTTATACTTCAAGACGTGGTGCAGTCGGCACTAAACTTAAACTTGAAAAGGGTGAGTATATTGTTGGTACAGAAACTGGTGATAATACCGATGTGATGTTGTTCTTCTCTGATAAGGGCAACTTCTTCCAAGTTAAAATGAGCGACTTACCGATTGGAGAGAAAACTTATATCACACAATTCGTCACAACAACTGCAACCGAAAATATTTGTAATGCGGCTATTTATTCAAAAAACGAAAAGAAGAATATATACTTTATTACAAAGAATGGTTTAATGAAGAAAACTCTTCTTTCTGAATATTATCTCAAACGTGGTAATAGCGCGAGAGCTATTGCACTTGATGATAATGATACTATCGTATCTATCTTCTTTGGTGATGATGATACTGATTGTGGTATTCTTACTTCCGATGGAAATTATGTTATGTTTAAGACAGATGATATTCGTGCGATAGGACGCATCGCGCGCGGTATTAAATGCGTAAAACTTAATGATTCTGCTTACGTACAGTGCGCGCGAGCGATTCCGAAAAATACTCAATCAATCATTTCAGTAACCAAAAAAGGTTTAGCAAAGCGCACGAAGTTTAGTGAATTTAGTTTTACTAATAAAGGAACTAAAGGTAATAAAATTCAAAGTCTTACAGAGGATGACCAAGTGATTTCATTCCAACCGCTGTGTGATGGTGATGAAATTATAGTTACATCAAATGTTTCTCAAATTAAATTGTCTATCAATGACATACCATTGTTATCACGCGTGACTCAAGGCGTAAAAACAATTAAATTAAAACCTCTGGAACAAGTGGTAACGATCGAAAAAATTTGAAAAGTATAAACGAAAATTTGAAAATATTTAAAAATTTTGCTATAATATATATAGAAAGTGAAAGAAAGATCACTTAAATGGTCGCCATTCCAAAAATAAATGGCAAATATAATAAAAAAATATTTAGGAGAAAAAAATTATGAAGTTGACAGAAAGACAGAACGAAGTTTACAATTACATTAAGGCGAATGGTGGTCGCGTTTCTATGGACGAGCTTTGCGCAGCTCTCGGTTCTGATGCGAAGCATCTAAATCCGGTTGTTACTACTCTTGGTGTTAAGGGTGAGCGTGCAAAGGGTCTTGTGGATTACGAGAAGGTTGATGTTGAAGGCGCAGATAAGCCTGTTAAGTATGTTTTCCTTACTGAAGCTGGCAAGACATTTGTTCCTTCTGAGGACTAATTACTAATATAAAGAAATCTTGGAATGGGAGATTTCTCCCATTCCTTTTTTAAAGAACCAAATAAAAAGGAGAAAATAAAATGTTGAGACAAGCAGAAAATAAAGTAAAAATTGAAGGTATTTTATCAGAAATTAATCTAGAAAATGGTTCTTATGAGAAGAACGGTAAGCAAATGGAAACCGTTCGTGGTTCTATTAAAGTATTGGTTCAGCAAAATATTAATGGTAGACCTGTGGACAATGAGATCCCAGTTTAGATGTTCGCTAATAAATATACAAATGCCGGTAAGCCGAATCCTGCGTTTGAATCTATTATGAGAATTAAGAATGAATTTGTTTCTATCGCGGCAGCTGGCGGCGAAGAAAATGCTGATCGTATTAGAATTACTAATGCAGATATTCGCATGAATGAGTTTTATGATACTAATGGCAATCTTGTATCTTATCCGCGCGTAAACGCATCTTTTGCTTCTAAGATTAGAAAAGAAGAGTGCAGACCAGAAGCAACTTTCGTGATTACTATGGTAGTTGGTCAGCAGGATTATCAGTATAATGCTGAGGGAGAAATTGTAAAAGATTTCTTTGGTAATGATAAGTATGTTATTACTGGTCTTGTTCCTCAGTATGGTGGTCGCCTTGATAAGATGACTTTTGTATGTTCCAATGAAAATGTTGTTAATGCAGTTCGTAATTATTGGGAAGTTGGTTCAACTGTTAAGGCAAGTGGTCGTTTGAATTTTAGTTCAACAACTGAAACAACTAAGGTTGAACAGGGCTTTGGTGAACCGATTTATCATAATCGTACTATTATTGTTAATGATCTTGTAATTACTGGTGGTTCAGAGGCTCCTCTTGAGGGTGAAATGGCTTATGAACACTCTGAAATTCAGGAAGCTCTCGCAGAACGTCAGGCTAGACTCGAAGCAGAAAAGAATAAGCCAAAGACTCGTACCGCGCCCGCTCCTATAACTGATACAAGAAAGGCAACCTTTGATGGTCTTGGCTTCTAAGGAGGCCTCCTATGGCTATTGATATTTTAAATTTAAAACCAACAGTCATTAGTCGTGATTTAAAAGGTAAATTTGTTTGTATTTATTCATTACCTAAGGTTGGAAAAACCAGTTTGGCTTGTCAATTTCCTAAGAATTTACTTCTTGGATTTGAACATGGCTGGAATGCGATCGCAGGAGCTATGGCAATTGATATAACGAAATGGGCGGAGTTTAAAACCGTTTTACGTTAGCTTGAAAAGCCAGAAGCTAGAGAACTATATGATACTATTACAATTGATACCGTTGGTATTGCTTGGGAAATGTGTGAGTAGTTTACCTGCGCGCAGAATGGTGTTCAGAAACTTGGTGATATTCCTTGGGGCGGCGGATATAGCGCCTGTAAAAAGGAATTTGAGAATTGTCTGAGACGTATTACTCAACTTGGTTACGGTCTTGTAATTATCGCTCATGTAGAGCGCAGAATTGAAAAAAGAGCTGATGATTCTGAAGTTGAAATTCTTGGCCCAGCAATTCCAAAAAGAGCTTATGAAATTGTAAATCAATTGGTTGACATTATTGGTTATATTGATGTTACATGGAACGAAGATGGAACGACTGAACGTTGGTTATACACAAGAAAGACTCCTACTGTAATGGCAGGAAGTAGATTTAAATATCTTGCACCAAAAATTAAGTTTGGATATAATGAATTAGTAAATGCAATTGCCGATGCTATAGAGAAGTCAGAAAAACTTGATGGAGCAACAGTTGTTGATAAAATTGAAAACACTGTTGAAGAAAAGAAAGACTTTTCTAAAGTACGCGCAGAAGCTAGTGACTTATGGGCAAAACTCGTAGGGAACAATCCAGAAAATGCCGACATAATTTTGAAAAAAGTCGAAATTATTATGGGACATAAAATGAGACTTTCTGAATTTACAGAAGATCAAGTTGATTTACTTGCACTAGTTGTTGATGAAATGCGAGAAATGTAAATAGTCTTAAAGAAGAAGAGCAGATCAGTCGGTCTGCTCTTTTAAATTTGACAAAAATTCTATTTTATGGTATAATATAATTAGAGAAAAATAGGAGTAAAAATATGCCGATTTGTAGAGTTTGTAAGCAAGAAATAGATAAGTCTTTAGATAATTGGATAATGCCGTCACGCAATCATTATTTCCATAAAACATGTTATGGTCGTTTTAAAGAAGAAAAAGAAATAAAAACAGATAAAGATTATATTCCATTGATTTTTGATTATATTGCGCGCGACTTAAAAGTTTCTTATGATTATTATAAAGTTAAGGCACAAATTAATCAATTTGTAAAAGACGGAATGACTTGTAAAGGGATATTATTTACTTTAAAATATTATTATGATAAATATGGTAAAGAAAATTGGGAACGTGGTTACGGCGGAATTGGTATAGTTCCTTATTGTTATAAGGAGGCTACAGATTATTGGGTAAATATTGAAATTAAACGTAAAGGTAGTTGTGAGAAAATAATAGAATCAATTCAGCAATTACAGGTAAAACCAGTTAATGAAATAAAATTAAATGTAGCTCCAAAAAAGAAAAAAGTAGAAATAAGTTTTGATGATATATTAGGAGAAAGCGAAAATGATAATTGATAAAGGCTGTATCCAACAAGTTTTGGGTGGTATAATTAAAAATCCAAATATATTAACTGAAACTGAAAAGTATAATTTGAATATTTCAGATTTTAATTCTACCTTTGAAAAGTTATTATTTAGAGCAATTAGTGGTTTATATGAGCAAGGCGCGCGCAGTATAAATATTATTGATATAGAAAATTCTTTAAATGCGGACGCTGTTGCAAAGAAAATTTTTGAATCTAATAATGGAATAGAATATTTACAAGATATTGAAGATTTTGTAGATAAAGATAATTTTGATTATTATTATAATAAATTAAAAAAAATAAATTTATTAAGAGATCTACAACATCAAGGAATTAATATTTCTCAATTTTATTGTGAAGATTTAACAAACGAGAAAGCTTTTGAAATTAATAGTAAATTTGAAACATTAACTATCCAAGATATTGTTGACGAGATAAAAAGAAAAGTATTAAATCTTGAAACTTCATACATAAAAAATGATGTAACTGAAACTCGTAGTGCATATGATGGAATAGATGAGTTAGTAGCACATATTTCAGATGGATATTCTGGTATTGGTATGCCGATTCAAGGAATCATTTATAATGAAATTATAAGCGGCGCGCGCAAAGGTGCGTTTTATATTCGTAGTGGTGGTAGTGGCGTATCAAAAACTCGTCAAGCAGTTGGTGATGCATGTTATTTAGCATACCCAATAAGATATAATCAAGAAACTTGTAAATGGGAACAAGTCGGCAATAATGAAAAAGTATTGTTTATTGCAACAGAGCAAGATTTTTCAGAAATACAGAAAATGATCTTGGCTTATCTTACTGGTATTAATGAAGATAGATTTAAGTATGGACACTTTAATGAAAGAGAAACTGAAATAATTAAAAATGCCTTATGGATTATGGCAGAATATAAAGATTATTTTCAGATCGTTCGTATGCCAAATCCAACTATTGCTCTTGTAAAGAATATTATAAGAGAAAATTGTTTAATTAATAAAGTAGAATATGTATTTTATGATTATATTTTTATTGGGCCTTCATTATTAAGTGAATTTAAGGGATTTAATTTAAGAAATGATGAAGTATTGCTTATGTTTGCTACTGCATTAAAAGATTTAGCAGTTGAACAAAATATATGCGTTATGACTTCTACACAGTTAAACGCGCGCGGAGATGATAATCAAAACATAAAAAATGAAGGTGCGCTAGCTGGTGGTAGAGCGACAATTAATAAAGCTGATGTTGGTGCAATAATGTCAAGACCAACTAAAGAAGAAAAAGAAGTACTTAAACCAATTTTTGCTAATTTTCAAAATGAACCAAATATTGTAACAGATATATATAAAATTAGAAGTGGCGCTTACAATCAAGTAAGGATATGGTCTTATGTCGATTTAGGTACATTAAGAAAAGAAGATATGTTTTTAACAAATAGTCAATTAGAAATAGTTGATTTTAATAACCACGGAATTAATTATATAACTAATTGGGAAGATGATAATTATAAAAAAATAAATGAATTAGTAAAGAAGCTGAATAATAATGGATTATAAACAAATTATTGAAAATTTAAGCTTTGATTCAGTCATAAAATTAATGCAAAAACTTGGAGCAGATAGATATATAGAACGAGATAACTTTATAATTTTTCCAACTATCTGTCATAATGAAGATGCAGCTACTGCCTCAATGAAATTATATTTTTATAAAGATACTAAACTTTTTATATGTTATACAGAGTGCGGTTCTATGTCAATATTTAAGTTTCTTAAACAATATTATGAAACAAGAAACATTGAATATGATTGGTATAATGACATTTATCAAGTTGTAATAGATTGCGCGAATATAAGATTTATAGATGGATTTGAAAAGCCTAAATATGAAAAATTAAAAGATAGATACCGCCCGCAAAAACAAGATGTTATATTACCAAAATATCCCAATGGTATTCTAGATACTTTTACTAAGAAATATCCAGTAGAATGGCTTATGGATGGAATTACAAAAGAAACTATGGATAAATATAATATCTGTTTTTCAATTAGTCAAAATAAGATAATTATTCCACATTATGATATTAATAATAATTTAGTTGGAATCAGAGGGCGCGCGCTGAATGAGTGGGAAGTAGAAAATATAGGTAAATATATGCCAGTACAAATTGAAAAGAAATGGTATACTCATCCACTTGGATTAAATCTATATGGATTGAATCAAAATAAAAATAATATTAAAAAATATGGCATTTGCTATGTTGGAGAAGCAGAAAAATTTGTTTTACAAATGGAAAGCTTTAGTTTTCCGAATTGCGGTGTAGCAGTTTGTGGTAGTCAATTTAATAAATATCAATTAGCTTTACTTATGAAAAATTGCCACCCAAGAGAAATAGTTATTTGCTTTGACCAAGAAGAAAAAAAGAATGAAACTAGCTATTTTGATAAATTATATAAGCTATGTAGTAAATATAAGAATTATTGTAATTTTTCTTTTATTTATGATACTCAAAATTTATTAAAATTAAAGGAAAGCCCAACAGATAATGGCGAAATAATCTTTAAAAAATTATTAGAACGGAGAGTTTTTGTAAGGTGAGATATGAAGTAAGAGATACAACAAAAATAGATAAGAATTTTGGATATAACTTATTGCGCGCGCGAGGCATTGAAGATGTAGAACATTTTTTACATCCTACAAAAGAACATTCACTATAGGATTGGAGAGATTTAGATGGTATATTAGATGCAGTAGAAATATTAGTAACTGCGTTAGATTGTGATACTCCTAAATTTGCATTAATAGTAGACTGTGATGTTGATGGATTCACGTCTGCCGCGATTCTATATTAGTATATAAAAGATATAAAGCCAGAAGCTGAAATAGACTACTATCTACATAGCGGCAAACAGCATGGATTATCAGATTTATGCGATACTATTATCGATAAAGACGTTCATTATACGCTTTGCCTTGTGCCCGATGCTGGTAGTAATGATTGTGAATTTATTGAAAGATTAGGAGAGCTATCCACTCCTACGCTGGTTCTCGATCATCATATTATAGAAGATACAACAAAAATTAGTGATTGGTGTGTAATTGTAAATAATCAAAATTCTCCGAAATATAAAAACAAAGATCTTTCCGGCGCGGGCGTTACTTATCAATTTTGTCGTGCGCTTGACTGGAAGCTTGGGAAAAATTTTGTAAGTAAATATATTGATCTTGCCGCGCTTGGTATTTGTGCTGATATGATGAGCGCGCTGTCCGAAGAAAATCAATATTTTTGGCATGAAGGTTTCACCCATATAAATAATTATTTCTTTAAAGTTTTATGTGAAAAACAAGACTATTCAATGGGTAGCAAAATAAACCCAACTACAGTTGCTTTCTATATTGTTCCACTTATTAATGCTATGGTAAGAGTTGGTTCAATGAGTGAAAAAGATCGTATGTTTCGTGCCTTTATTAATGGAGAAGAATTAGTACCGAGTAATAAACGCGGTGCAAAAGGGACAATGGAGAAAGTAGCTATTGAAAGTGCGCGCGAATGTACAAATGCAAAAGTACATCAAGATAAAGAAAAGCAAGCTATTGTAGATCGTCTTGAAATTAAGATCCATAATAATAATCTTTTAGATAATAAAGTATTATTTATTCGTTTAGATGATGATGATGATTTTCCCGCCGAATTAAATGGCCTTGTGGCTATGTAGTTAGCTTCTAAATATAATCGTCCAACTATTGTCGCGCGGCTCAATGATGAAGGATATATTCGTGGTAGCGCGCGAGGACTTAATCAAAGTGAATTAGCCTCTTTTAAAACTTTCTTAAATGATACTAATTTATTTGAATATACAATGGGGCATGATAATGCTTTTGGTATTTCAATTAAAAATTCTTATTTGGCTGAATTTCATAAAATCGCAAATCAAGAGTTGAATAATATTGATTTTGGTGAAAATGTATATGTTGTTGATTTTGAAAGATATATTACAGATAATTTATATGATTTAATTTGTGATTTAACTAATTATGAGAATGTCTGGGGTCAACAAAATCCCGAAAGTACAATAGCTGTAAAAAATATTATAATTCGTTCTAATGATATTCAAATAATTGGAAGAAATTCAGATACTTTAAAAATAGAAAAAAATGGAATTGTCTTTATAAAATTTTTTGCAAAAGACCTTATAAAAGAATTAAAACAATTTGAAGAAATGGAATTAACTATTATCGGAACACCAAATTTAAATGAATGGATGGGTAAAGTTACTCCACAATTATTTATTAAAGATATGGAGGTCAAATAGGTTAGTAATTTAACCTTCTAAAATAAATAATTTGAAAAAATTTTAAATTTATGATATAATAAATATATAAGAATAGTAAAGGAAGGTAGATATGGAATATACAGGAAGCTTACATACGCATACTGATTATAGTAATATTCGCCTCCGCGATTGTATTATAAAATTAGAAGATGGAATTTCATATGCAGAACAACTTGGACATAAAGTAATTGCAATAACAGATCATGAATTTACTGGTTCGTGGATAAAAGCCAAAAGAATTGCTAAAAAGCATCCTAATATAAAAGTAATTCTTGGTAATGAAATTTATCTTTGTCGTAACGGTTTAAATGCGCAGAACTATAATAGAGAATATGATAGATATTATCATTTTATTCTTTTGGCTAAAGATCGTGAGGGCGCGCGTCAAATAATGGAAATTTCAACTCGTGCGTGGAAGCGGTCTTATATGGCGCGCGGCATGCGCAGAGTACCAACATATTATCAAGATTTAATTGATATAATTGGTAAAAATCCAGGGCACGTAATAGGAAGTACAGCTTGTTTAGGCGGCGCGCTGCCGACTCAATTACTTAGGTATAGAGATTCAGAAGATGAAAGATTAAAAGAAAAGATCGCTATTTGGCTTGGTCAAATGAACGATCTTTTTGGTGTTGGCAATTTCTTTTTAGAAATGCAGCCAAGTAAAAATAAAGATCAAATATATGTAAATAAAAGAATTTTAAATATTTCAGAAAATACAAAAATTCCTTATATTATTACAACCGACTCTCATTATCTTAAAAAAGAAGATAGAACTATTCATAAGGCTTATCTTAATGCTCAAAATGGTGATAGAGAAGTAGATGAGTTTTATGCTACTACTTATATGATGGGAACCGAAGAACTCGAAAGTTATTTTAAATATTTAACGCGTGAACAACTTGATACAGCATATAGTAATATTGAAAATATTATGAATATGTGTCAAGAGTATTCACTTGAAAAACCGTTGCGTATTCCTAATTTAAAATGGCATGGTTTTCTTTCGTATAAAGATGAATATCCAAAATGGTTTGAACTCATTCCAGCTTTGGAAAAGTTTAATAAATCACAATACCCAGCAGATAGACAATTAGTCGCAGCAATTATTAGCGGTATTAAATCACATCCAGATGTACAAAATGAAGAGGCATATAAAGAAATAAATCTTTGTCTTGAAGATACATGGGTTTCATCTGAGGTTAACAAAGCACAATGGAGCGCATATTATCTTAATCTTCAAAATATTATTGATGTATGTTGGGAAGCAGATAGTATTGTAGGTCCAGGTCGTGGTTCGGGTGTAGGTTTTATCTTATTGTATGTATTGGGTATAACTCAAATTAATCCGTTGCGTGAAACAACTAAATGTTTCCGATGGAGGTTTTTGAATCCTGCGCGTGTATCTGTTCTTGATGTTGACTTTGATATTGAGGGTTCAAAGCGCGCGCAAGTATTGTCAAAGTTTAGAGAAGTATATGGAGAAGATAGAGTTGCAAACGTTGCAACTTTTAGAACTGAAAAATCTAAATCTGCGATTCTTACTGCCGCCCGCGGCCTTGGTATTGACGTAGATATAGCTCAATATATAGCTTCATTAATTCCCGCAGATCGTGGATTATTGCGTTCACTTGACCAATGTATGTATGGTGACGCAGAAAATGACTGGAATCCAATAAAGCAATTTGTACATGAAATGACTGAAAATTATCCAGAACTTTGGAATGTTGCTCATGGTATTGAAGGATTAATTTGTGGTAGTGGTATTCATGCTGGCGGTGTTATTTTTGTAGATGAACCTTTTACGGAATCTACCGCATTAATGCGCGCGCCGGATGGTACGATTTGTACACAGTTTGAATTACACGATGCAGAAGCAGTTAGTCTTATTAAATATGATGCATTATCAGTTGAAGCGATGGATAAAATTCATAACTGTATTAATCTTTTATGTGATTACGGTTATGCAGAAAGAAAGAATACATTAAAAGAAACGTATGAAGATATAATTGGCATTTATAAAATTGAACGAAATGATCCTAAAATGTGGAAAATGGTTTGGAATCATGAAATTCAATCGTTATTTCAAATGGAAAAACAATCGGGTATTCAAGGAATCGCTCTTCTTAAGCCGACTTCTGTAGACGACTTAGCTACATTGAATTCTGTTATTCGTCTAATGGCGCAAGAGCGTGGCGGTGAAATGCCAACTAATAAATTAGCGCGTTTTAAGCAAAATCCAAAACTTTGGGATGCGGAAATGGAAAAATGGGGTTTATCAGAAGAAGAACGCAATATTCTTCATAAAGAACTTGATACTTCTTATGGTATTTGCGAATCTCAAGAAGGTTTTATGCAATTAGTACAATTATCACAATGTGGTGGTTTTAATCTAACTTGGGCAGATCGTTTAAGAAAAAGTATTGCTAAAAAGAATCCTAAAGAATTTGACCAGCTTACTGAAGAATATTATAAAAATATTGAAGACAAAAAACTTAGTTATAATCTTTGTAACTATGTTTGGAAAGTATTGGTTGCATATAGTCGTGGATATGGTTTTAATAAATCTCATACTCTTGCTTATAGTCTTATTGCTCTTCAAGAAATGAATCTTGCATTTAAATATCCGATTATTTTTTGGAATTGTGCTTGTCTTATTAATGATGCAGGTGGAGAAGAATTAGAGGAAAATGAAGAAAATGAAGACATTTTAAATGAGACAACTTGGGAAAATAATATTGAAATTTTTTCTTTAGAAGAAGATGACGAAGAAGACGAGGATGAAGATGAAGAAGAAACTGTAAAAGAAACAAAAAAGAAAAAACAAAAAAAAGTTAATTATGGTAAAATAGCTTCAGCTATTGGAAAAATGAAAATGGCAGGAATAGAAATTGCACCGCCAAACATCAATAGCTCAACTTATACCTTTTCTCCAAATATTGAACATAATACAATTTTGTATGGTTTAAGTGGCATAACTGGATTAGGAGATGATAAGATTAAAGAGATTATAGCTTCTCGTCCTTATATGTCGTTAAATGATTGTATCAATAAAGTTAAATTAAAAAAACCACAAGTTATTAATTTAATTAAATCTGGTGCTTTTGATCAATTTGGAGACAGAGAAAGAATTTTAAAAGAATACGTTGCAGAAATTTGTGGCGCGAAACAGCGAATTACAATGCAAAATATGCAAATGATGATAAACTACAATATGATTCCAAATAAGTATATTTTGCAACAAAAAGTATTTAATTTTAATAAATATTTAAAGAAATTTAAAAGTACAGATGGAAAATATTATAACTTAGATGAAAATGCTTTTAGATTTTATTCTGAACAGTTTGATATGGATAACCTGTTACCTTCAGAAGATGGATATTTATTTTCAATTAAGCAAATGACATGGGATAAAATTTATAAAGATCAAATGAATATTATTCGTCCATGGGTAAAAGAAAACGCAGACAAACTATTAAAAGAACTTAATGGATATTTAATGGACGAAACTTGGAATAAATATTGTAGTGGTAATATCTCTAAATGGGAAATGGATAGTGTTTCTTGCTACTTTCATGAACATGAACTCGCGCGAGTATATGATTTTGAAGATTTCTTTGAGCTGCCTTCTTCACCAGATATTGAAAGAATTATTCCTATAAAAGGAAAAGAAATTCCAATTTTTAGGTTAAGTAGAATAGCTGGGACTGTTTTAGATAGGGATAAGAATAAAAAAATGGTTACTCTCTTAACCACAACTGGTGTAGTAACCGTTAAAATATATGGAGATGCTTTTACTTATTACGATAAGCAAATTTCAGAGCGCGGGCTTGATGGAAAAAAGCATGTTATTGAAAAATCAGTATTTAGTCGTGGTAATAAAATAATTGTAACTGGGATTAAACAAGAAGATAGTTTTCTTGCTAAAAAATATAAATCAACTCCTTATCATTTAGTAGAAGTAATTACCAATGTTGCAGAAAATGGTGAAATTACTACGAAAGGTGAAAGAGCGGAGGCGACGGAGCATTGAGCATAGGCTTATGGGATGCTGACTTTATGACATATAAGCAGCCATTTTTCAATTTAGAAATAATGAAAATGGCTGCTTATTATAAGCAGCAAAACGAATTAGTTAAATTAACAACAGTTTTAGAACCAGAAAGATACACTAAATTTTTTGTTAGAAAAGATTACGATGATGGTATTTATCCAAAAGAATTTTTTTTACCAAATGTAGTTTATGGTGGAAAAGCATTTAATTATTTATATTAGCCAATGGATTTAAAAATAGAAAAAACTAAACCAGACAGCTATATATATGAAAGATTTAAAAGAAAAAATTTTAAAGACGAAAGTGCCTATATTACTATGTTATCATGTGCACATGCAAGACTTACTCTAGATGGAAAAACTGTTTGGGAAGATTTTTTAGAACCAATAGAAAAACAAAGAACTTGTAGTATTATTTTACATGATTACGATATAGGAAAAATAAATTAGGGTTTTGATGCAATTCAAGATTTAATAAAATATATTGATAGAAAAGATAAAGTTTTTATTGGTACTAAGTTTCCTATAGAAATTTATAATTCTGCCGAGTTAGATAAATGGCTTACCTTAAATCCTTTAAAGAACTTTTTTTGGATTAGATATTTTGGTTTATTAGATGATAACACTTTTAGAGAAATTATAAAAACTAAAATATCAATGTAGAAAAATATAGAATATTACGTTACCTATTCATGTTCCGATGAGGATCATTTCGTCAAAGAACGACTACCAATAATTTTTAATTAGGTCTTAAATTTTTAGATGAACGAAGCATTAATTGTACTTAAGTATGAAGAAGATTTTTTCAAAGACAAAAGATGGGAAAGAATCCTTGATTTCTTTAATTTTTACATGAGAGCAAGAAAAACTAAAGGTAGAAAAAAAACTCTTTATAAGTTTACAAAAGATTTATTTTTATTGAAACGTCATGCAAAATATGAATTTGAAGTTGAAGAAATTAGAGAACTTTTTCAATTTGTTAGAGAAAAAAATTACGAAGTCTTTAAAATGTTTTATGAATAGATAGGAGAAAAATATGACTAATTTAGAAATCAAGCAAAGGATTGATGCGAATAATAAAATAATACAAGATGCCTTCAGTCCTAACCAATTCATTCTTAATAATGTAATTAAAGATCTATTAAAGGAGAATGAAGATCTCCAAAAACAATGTACACATAGTTTTGTTGATGGCTATTGTGAATATTGTTATAAGGAGGAAAAAAATGATTAAATTATATAGCACACATTGCCCGAAATGTAAAGTTCTTACAATGAAATTACAAGCAAAAAATATTGATTTTACTGAAATTGATGATGTAGAAGTAATGAAAGCTTTGGGCTTTAAGAGCGCGCCGATGCTTAGTGTAAATGGAACATTGTTAGACTTTAGTGCGGCTTTGAATTGGGTTAAGGAGCAGTAACATGAATATTAATATAAAACTTGATAAGAATTTTACTACATAGTTTAATAAATTGCAAGAAAAATATGGCGAAGAATTTGCAAAACTTAATGGTTTAAGCGATGATCAACTTAGTTACACCGATTTTATTTCTAACTTTATTGAGGCTGAAACTGTGGCAGATGCATCTGTGGATAGTAATGCGAATGTTGGACATAAAGACATCGTAACACTTCTTAATGAAATGCCAAAGCCTCATCGTAAATTACTTGCACTCCGTAAAATTTATTACGAAATGAATAAAGCTTATGGGTTTAAAACAGCTAATGACTGGCTTGAAAAAGAATGGTCACGCGCGCTTTATATGCACGATGCTGATACTTCTACTTTTAAACCTTATTGTTATGCTTATGATCTTCATGATTTAGCTGAGCGCGGTTTATTCTTTCTTGAAGGATTTAATGCGGAACCACCAAAGCATTTGGGTACTTTTATTGATTTTGTAAAAGAATTTATTAGTTATAATGCAAACAGAACTTCTGGCGCCTGCGGGCTTCCTAATTTAATTCCTTATATGTATTATTTTTGGAGCCGTGATGTGGCAAATGGGTATTATACTCGTGATCCAGAAAGCTATGCTAAGCAACATATTCAAAGATTCATCTATGCCGTAAATCAGCCATGTGTGCGCGATGGTATGCAAAGTGCATTTACAAATACGTCCATTTTTGACCATGAGTATTTAATGGCTCTTTTTGGCGGTTCTATTTTCCCTGATGGAACCTTTATGGTGGATGAAATTGAAGGTATTATGGACTTCCAAAAACTTTTTATGGAAGTTATGAGTGAGATTCGTGAACATAATATGTTTACTTTCCCAGTTAATACAATTTCTCTTTTAAAAGTAGATGGAGAATTTAAAGATGAAGAATTCGCGCGCTGGGCATGTAAGCATAATATGAAATGGAATGACAGCAATATTTTTGCAGATAGTAGTGTAAATTCACTATCAAATTGCTGCCGTTTAAAAAGTAATATTGAAGATTTGGGTTATTTTAATTCAATCGGCGGCGCAGCTTTGCGCGTTGGTAGTGTCAAAGTTTCAACAATTAACCTCGCGCGTATTGCTTATGAAAATAAGACAGAAAAAGAATATCTTAAAGCTCTACAAGAAATTACTGAATTAGATCTTAAAGCTTTGGATTGCGTTAGACATATTATTGAAAGAGATATTCAAAAAGGTCTATTACCAAATTACTGTGATGGATTAATTGATATTAATACGCAATATAATACAATTGGAGTGCTTGGCGTCTATGAGACAATGCGCGCCTTTGGATATACAAAGCAAGATGACTTTGGCAATACTTTTTATACCGAGGAAGCATATAAATTTGGTGAAAAGATTTTCAAAGTTATTCATAATACCAAGGACTTATTTGGCATTGATAAAGACTATAAAATAAATTGTGAAGCAGTTCCGGCCGAATAGGCTGCTGTAAAAATGCAAAAAGCAGATGAAATGCTTTATCCAGATTCAGTTATTACTGATCTACCGCTCTATGGAAATCAATTTATTCCGCTCGGTATTAAAACAACCTTGCAAGAAAGAGTAAATATTGCGAGCGCGTTTGATAATTATTGTAATGGTGGTTCTATACTTCATGTTAATATTGAAGCGCCTTTTAATAATTTTGACCAAGCTTGGAAAATGTTGAATTATATTACTGATGCTGGTGTAACATACTTTGCTTTTACTACTAAAATTCAAGCTTGCAAACATAATCATGCCTTTTTTGGTAAGGTTTGCCCAATTTGTGGTGAACCAGTTGCTACAGAATATAGTCGAATCGTTGGTTTTTATACTCCGGTTAGAACTTATTCAAAAGAAAGAAAAGCTGAATGGTCTATGAGAGAATGGGAGAATGTAAATGAAAATTAAAGGCTTAGATGAATGCGATTTTGTAAATTACAAAAAGCCTTCTATGTTTATTGCTTTTAATAGTTGTACTTGGAAGTGCGGGCGCGCCGATTGTCAGAATAGCGCGCTTGCACTATCTAAAGATATTGAAATTTCTAAAGAAGAAATTTGTGAAAAATACATCAAAAATCCTATAACAGAAGCTTTCGTTTTTGGTGGATTAGAGCCATTTGATTAGTTTTCTGAATTAATTAGTTTAGTAGATTGTATTAGAAATAAATATAATATTAAAGACGATATTGTTATTTATACTGGATATACAGAAAGTGAACTTTTTTATGGAGATTATGTAAAGTCAGACACTGAAGTCGGCGCGCATAACTTTAAATTTTTAATTACTAATTATCATAATATAATTATCAAATTTGGTAGATATTTACCGAATCAAGGTACCCATTTTGATAGAGTATTGGGAGTAAAATTAGCTAGTGATAATTAGTATGCTTTGGAGTTTAATAAAATATGAATGAATATATTAATACCATACTTGAAAAAGAACACGGATATTTAAATGAGTTGTTAAAATAGGAACAACATCGGCAAGATAATAATGTTGAACTTATTGCTAGCGAAAATTATGCTTCTGATGCTGTTCGTGCGGCAATGGCTTCTTGTTTAACAAATAAGTACGCTGAAGGCTACAGTGGTAAAAGATTTTATGGTGGATGCCAATATATTGATAAGATAGAAGAATATTGTAAAGAAACTTGGCAAAAAGTTTTTACTACTAATTATGCCGTAAATGTACAACCACATAGCGGAAGTCAAGCAAATGAAGCAGCATATGCAGCTGTTTTAAAGCCTGGTGATACAATTCTTTCTCTTGATTTGAATCATGGCGGTCATTTATCACACGGCGCGCCTGCAAATTTTAGCGGCAAATTATATAACGTAGTTTTTTACGGAGTAGATGAAAACGGTTATATTGATTATGAGGATTTGGCAAGTAAAATTTCTCGTTATCATCCAAATTTAGTCTTAGCTGGCGCGAGTGCATATCCTAGAGAGATAGATTTTAAACGAATTAAATTCTATATTGATGAAGTTTCTAGAGTAGATTATATTCCTCATGAAGTATATTTTATGGTAGATATGGCGCATATTGCTGGATTGGTCGCAGCCGGTGAACATATCAGCCCGTTTGGTTATGCA